AGAACTGACGATTCTGGAATGGTTACAGCAGGACCAGGGTCAAGTCGTGATCGTCCTTATGCAAAAGCCGGTTTAAAACGAGGGGCACCAAAGAGAAGTAGCTTTTATTACGACAAGAGTTATTTATAGAGATGGGTAAGAGTTGCTGTGGACTAGGAGCTGCTTCTTTGGGAAGTGGCTTCGGCATGCAGTCAATGAGTCGTGGATTAAAGCCCAGAGCAAAGGGATTATATCCAAACAAGACGTCAGGAGCAGGTGAATATGGAACGGCTTTATTTCCTACAGTTTTAGAACAATACAATCAAACAACTGACTATAAACGTTGGCAATTAGGACAAGCTTATTTTTACGGATTAGGTCGTTCTTGGGATGATAAATATCTATATAGCAATACTAGATTCTCTACTGGAGCTGTTAGTGGAGTATCTAAAGATATTGTTGTTATGTTTCCTAGCAAATCAAGTCCAGAGAGAACATGGTATGTAGGTTGTCGAACTCGTGGAAGTATTATTCTTCCTCAACCTCTTAGTGCTTCTGCAATCACGACCTTTACTGCAGATCCTGAACCGGCAAATCACGAATTAGTTTACGACGTGAGTGGTGTTTTGACAGCATCTCAGGTGGGTATTTTTAATGTATTTATTGGTGATCAATTTGAAGACACAGCGAGTGGAACTAACTACCCAAGTGATGTTGTAGAGGAACCTGTAGGCAGTGTTGCTTTAACGCTAAAAGCTGCAAGTGTTGCTGGTATGACACTGACATTTGACTTATCAAAAGCGTATGGAAGAGTTAAGGTAAATAATACAATCTATTGGAAAAAATTAGACTATGATCCAGCTTCTCCCAACCTATGGGATACTAGTGGTAGCCGTCATTTATGCTCTTCCCATAAGTTATTTTGTTGCTGCCCTGATCACTTAGGTGGTGCACTCGCAAACTTAGAATTTCCTAAAGACAGCGGAGGGATGGATTCCTTCCCCCTGCCTAACGCAAGTAGAAGTGTATTTTCCGCATGGGAAAAAGAAGGTGCAGGTTACTACAGACAATGGAGAAGTTTACCTAGACGTATAGATGAAAGAAGAGAATGCAAGCACATGCATGCTCTCAGGTGGGAGTGTGGTATTCCTTGGTATGAACCTAATGATTATCCAGTGAACGACGACGATTTAAGGTCTTTTGGTGTGAAGATGGAACGTGATTTTGATGATGAAGTTTATAGGCAATACAATGCAAGAAACAGAATTAATTACGACCGTTATATTCTTTCGTTGGCGGAAGTTGTAGGTATTGAATTATTTCCGGGGGGAGACGTCAGAGACAACATTAGACCTTCTAATTTGCCTATGCTATGGAATGATCCCACTGAACCAGACATTAGTTGGTGTCGACAAAATGATTGGTGGCTACAACGAGGTACTCAAAGTATGAGGATTTTTAATAGCGCAACGCAAGCTTTCGAATCAACAGTCACTCAAGGGGGAGTCGAATACCCAATGATTGAAGCCGTTGATGGCAGCTCTGCTGATGCCCCTGTCATTATCAAGTAAAATTAAATCATGGCAGCTTATCCTGAAAATACTGGTGGAATCATTGCCGCCATACAAGCCTGTATTGTCGCAGCGGGGGGTACATTGACGACTGATTATCCGAAGAACACGGGTGGAATTATTCAAGCTTTAGTAGCTTTACAAGCAGCTCTTGGAACTGGAGGAAGCGGATCTTCTCTTTCTGTAGAGATGACAGCAGGTGAAGACGTGTCGAAAGGAGATGCATTGTACATCTTCAGTAACGGCAAAGTTTTCAGAGCAAGGGTAGATGATACTCGAATGAAAGCTACTGTTATTGGTTTTGCCAAAGAAGATGCAGTAGCAGATGCAGTGGTGGATGTTGTTACTAGAGGAATACTAGAAAACACAGGTGCTTATGGAGTATCAACCCAGTATTTTCTTACTGGCGTGACTGGAGCAGAGGGAACGATTTCTAACACCCCAGTAAGTACTGCGGGATCATACAATGTTTTAGTAGGAGAAGGAATTAACAACGATAAATTAGATATAAAAACTAGTACACCTGTGTTATTGAGCTAATGGCAGATCGCAAACCTATTGTTTATGTAAATGGTTATCCTGAGCAACTCGCTGATGGAGACCGTTTAAACAGTATTGGAGTTGTAACCGTTTCAGGTTCTGCTCCATCTAGTCCAAAGACAGGTGATTTATGGTTTGATACTGGTGGTAATCTTTTAAAGGTTTACGATGGCTCGGCTTGGACAGAGCCTAGCGAGAGCTTATCAACAGTTATTGTCTCTGCGTCAGCACCAAGCAGTCCTAGTAATGGATTGTTATGGTTTGATACTACTAAAAATCAGTTAAAAATATATGTCACGGCTTCGACCTCATGGGAATTAACAGAGACTCAAACCTATGTAACAGGATCAGCACCTAGTTCTCCTGCCGAAGGAGAATATTGGTGGGATACAACAAGTAGCAGACTAAAGATTTACATAGGCAGTGCATGGACTGAAGTAGGTCATAAAACATTCTCCGCAGCCGTGGCTCCAACATCAGGGATGGTAGAAGGTGATTGGTGGTATAACTCAACGGCGGGAAGCTTTAGTATGTACATAGCAGGCTCTCTTAATGCTTGGGTCGCTGTCAGCAGTGGCGGTGGTGGAGGGGGAGGCGGCTCTATTAACGATATCCTCGCTTACGGTTAATGGCAGAATTCAAGAAATTTAGCTTACCTTTTGGGCATGCCAACTACCCCACTAGTGATGAGGTAAGCATTTACCCAGCCCCTGCTAATAAAACAAGTGTAGTTGCAGGAGTATCTGTTTCTAATAACAGTAAATTTGATCTGCCTTGTGACGTATGGATTCAAAAAGCAGGAGGAACGACTAAGCATTATCTAGCTAAGTCTCAAAGAGTACCTGCAGGTGAAACTGTACAGTTGATGGATAGTGGTCAGAAGATTGTTTTAGTTGGCGAAGCTACAAGCTATGACACTGTCAAAGCAAATGCTCCAACAGTAGATGATGGGGCTACTACAACCTTTAGTTGTTGGTTATCTGTTTATGAGGATGTGAACTAATGAGCCTTGATTCTATTGAACTTCTTAAAGAAGTTGAAACCCCAGGGATTATTGAATTTCCCGAACCCACTGGCAAAATTGCCTATGGCTTCCAATTTGATCCCGCAACTGGAGCTCTCAACGTGGTGCGTCATGATGACGACTCAGACTTCGTTAAGCTTCCAGACGATAATATAATAAGTAATGACGACTATGCCCAAGTTGTTTGGTCAAACAAGCTTCTAAATTTTAGTTGGCCTTTAACTGCTGGCGTTTACCCAGGACATTTACAAGTTGAAATCGTATGAGCACCATTATTGATCTTGGTAAACTCCGCTTTTTGTACAGAGGAGTATACAATCCAGCCACTAATTATGAGCTAAACGACGTAGTTTCCTACGGTGGTAACTCTTACGTTTATATCAGTAGAATTGCGGGCGCAGGCAATGCACCTTCTAATACAACCTATTGGTCCAACATGGTCGATGGTCTCTCAGACCTTGGAGACTATGACAATGCGGTTACTTACCAAAAGAATGATTTAGTTCGAGTTAGTGGACTGATATATCGTGCAAAGCAAACAACAGTTGGCAATACTCCTCCTAACGCAACTTATTGGGCTTTATTTTTAGAAGGATTTAAATATAAAGGAGTTTGGGATAACTCGACGGCATATAAAGTCAATGACGTCGCAATGCTTAATGGTATTAACTATATAGCTACAGCGAATAATACCAACCAAGAGCCTCCAAACGCTTCTTACTGGACAGTATTTACCCCTGGTTTTAATTACACAGGAAACTGGAGTAACTCAACTGCATACAAACTCAACGATATAGCACTACAAAACGGTGTTAATTATATCTGTGTGCTTGCTCATACAGGTCAAAACCCTCCTAATGCAACTTACTGGAATGTATTTGCTGCTGGTTTTAATCTTGTAGGTGCTTATAACAACGCAACAGCTTACGAAGTTAACGACGTCGTTACTCTTAGTGGATGTTTATACGTTTGTACTGCAGACTCAACAGGAAATATTCCTCCTAATGCTTCTTACTGGACAATCTTTGTTGAAGGATTCAAAGAAAAAGGAGCATATGCAGCAGGTACTCAGTATGAATTTAATGATCTAGTAACACTAGGTGGAAATGTTTACCGTTGCAAACAGAGAAGTACTGGAAATGAGCCTCCTAATGCTACGTATTGGGATCTATACATTCAAGCCCTAAACCAAAGAGGAAACTGGGCTACTACCACTGTCTACAAAGTTGATGATGTTGTTATTCATCTAGGGCAGACTTATAGAGCATTAAATAACCACACTGCAGCAGCTAGCTTCTTAACTGATTTCACTGGTAATAACCATTGGGAAAGAATGTCAAGTGGTCAGTATTATCGTGGTGGCTATGCTGATGCAACGGATTACTTTAAAAATGATTTAGTAACAACAGGTTCTGCACCAAACTTGAACATGTATATGAATGTGAATGATCATTTATCGAACGGAGCTACTCCTACATCAGGATCAGAAGCAACAAATTGGCAGTTAATTATTTCAGGACAGTTTACGACAAGTTCAACTTTCTTATCTCAAGCGTTCTTCTATGGTGCAATGAACTGATGCCTTTATTTAAGAAAGCAAAGCAAGCAGAAAAGAAAAAATTAGAGCTTACAGATATGAGAACAGACAAGGCTAATACTCGTGCAATGAAGAAAGCAAGGACGACTATGAGTAATTTAAGGAAGAGAGTAGAACTTAACGGCGACTTTGGTATAGGACCTTAATAACGACTACTCAAGTTCGATAAGCTCTATACTAAAGTGACGAGGCAGTTCAACTGCCCACCTGTTTTTATAGAGATCGTATGGCCTCGGGAATTAAAGGGAGTCTAAAACCGGCTGGTGGTGCACCGGATCTGACTAATACCTACAAATTATTTGGTGCCACTGCAACAACAACTGTCATTTTGTCAGTATGTAATCAGGCTGCAACACCTGATACCGTTCGTATTGCCGTAGTAGATTCTAGCGTGTCAGCAACTTCTGGTGCTATAGGTGCTAAGCATTACATTGAATACGACTATTCATTAAGTGGTAATTCAGCCATGGAAAGAACTGGCATTACCCTTGAGAATACTGCTCGTATCATGGTAGGCAGTGGAGCAGGAAATGTCTCCTTTACCGCTTACGGTATTGAGACTTAATGAGACTTGATCACCATATGAGGAATAAACATGGGTAGAAAACTCTCATTCGACGGCATTTCAGGATCTGATGCCGATTGGTCTGCAAAGACTGCTAACTATACTGCCGTTGCAGGTGACGCACTATTGTTAGATAGCGCAGGCGGTGCTTTTACCATCACTATGCCTAGTAGTGCTGTAGAAGATGACTATGTCGACTTCGCAGATGCGACAGGGAATTTGGCTGATAATAACGTCACTGTTGCTAGGAACGGTTTGAACATCATGGGTTTAGCGGAAGATATGACTATCGACATGAAGAACGTAGGTTTCCGCTTAACTTATTACAACACTGCTCAAGGTTGGAGGATTACTTAGATGTCTACTTTATCAGGATTAGTTAAAGGTAGTGGTGGTGGTGGCTACCTTGATGGGCCTAGAAATACCACTGAAATGTGGAATGCAAAGGGTACTTACACTTGGAATATTCCAAGCAATTTCGACAACAGTGTCTCTGTAAAAGTTTACTGTTGGGGAGCAGGTGGTAATTCAGGAACCAATCAAGGTTCAGGTAATAGTTGGGGCGGAGGAGGCGGTGGCTTATCTATTAAAGAAGTCACTGGTTTATCTGCAGGAGGAACTGTAACAGTAACGATTGGGGCTGCTGCAAATGGTACCTACAACAGCAGAGGTGGTGATACTTCGTTTGGTTCCCATTGTTCCGCAACAGCAGGTAATGACGGAGATAACGCTAGCAATCCTTCTGGAAACCCTAATACAACGGGCGAAAATAGTAATCCTCAAGCGGGTACTAGTGCCCAAGGAGGTGTTGGAGTAGGAGGAGATATCACTAGAAGAGGAGGAATGGGAGGATATGGATCTCAGAACCCAGGCAGTGGATATGGAGGAGGAGGAGGCTCGGCTCCAAGTCCTCAGGGATATACAGATGGATTCAGAGGTGGAAGAGGTGATAGCTACTGCGGAGGAAGTGGTGCATCTATTAACTTCCCAGGAACTAGGTCTTACACTAGTTACACCGCTGCCGGCGGTGCAGGTACTGCTGGGACGGGATCATGCAGTCGTTGGGGAGCTTGGAGTAACGCAGGTAGAGGAGGAGCAGGAGGAGCAGGATTGAATGGTTCAGGAGGACGAGGAGCTAGTAGTTCTACTTGGAGTAATGGTTGGACTCAGGCATCTGCTGCCGGAGACGGACAAGGTACAGCAACTTGGGGACCTAATCACATCTTCTTAGGAGGAGGCGGTGGCGGTGGCGGTGCTGCTAACCATCAATCATCAGAGAGGACGGGAGCAAATGGTGGATGCGGCGGTCCAGGTGCTGGTGGAGGTTCAGTCCATACATATAGCAGTAGTGCCGACAATGCCTACTTCTGTGGTGGGTCAGGTGGAGTTCTAGGCGGCGGCGGCGGCGGCGGCCAATATTGCACTGGTGGTTCTGGAGGTAATGCTGGAGGAGCTGGTGCTAGTGGTTACGGAGGTCAGACTGGATATGATAACACAGCTAATAGAGACTACCAATACGGCTCACAAAGAGGAGGCGATGGCCTAATCTTTATTCAATACAAGGTTACTTAGGAGGATTAACTGATGGCAAAATGGGCAATCCATGACGACACCGGACATGTTACCGAGACATTGGACGTCGATCCAGCAACGGTAATGCATGCAGACCTTGCGAAGCATTATGTTGAAGTAGATGATTCTGTAACTACGGATCAAGATCGGGATAGTGAGGGCAAATACTCTGACAGACCCGCCCCAGCAGCAGTAGTTGCAGGGACAGTACACAGGAATATTGAGAGGTTAGCTTTCAATCAATGCCTTACAGGAGCAGAAAGGAAAGCATTAAGGGCAGCAACTGCAACAGATGAAACTGTTGAAGACTTCATGGATATGTTTAATTGTGGACCACATGATCTAGAAGCGACCGACGTTAAGGCGGATATCGACTACTTCGTCACCAAGTCATTCATAGGCGCAGATAGTAAAGCTAAACTTGATGCATGGGGTAAATAAATTATGACAGGATTCGGATTAACACCAGGCTTTACAGCTAATGCTGGTGCTACTGGTACAGTCACAGGCCCACGTAATAGAATTGAGTATTGGTGCTCGCCTAAGGCCGACCCTTCCGCAAGCTTTGTGACAAACAAGTGGGACAACAGTTGGACCCGATTCTATGACGGTGTCTACACATGGACCAAGCCTTCCAATATTAATACTGACATTCCTCTAAGGGTTTGGGTGTGGGGACCAGGCGGAAATGGTGGATGTAGTGGTGGTAGTGGTAATGGTTATGGTGGTGGTGGTGGTGGAATGGCTTACAAAGAAATTGCAATTTCTTCGTTAGGTTCCACAGAAACCGTAACTGTAGGAGTGCCATCCTATGCTAGTTACAACTCTAGAGGTACTACTAGCTCTTTTGGTTCTCATTGTTCTGCATCAGGAGGTAATGATGGAGAATATTCTAGTAACCCTCCTGGCAACCCAAATTCCACAGGAGAAAATAGTAACCCTTTGAATAACCAAAACGCCCAAGGAGGTGTTGGTATAGGAGGAGATATCAACCGTCGAGGCGGATGGGGTGGAGAAGGTAGTCAAAACCCAGGTTCTGGATTCGGTGGCGGTGGAGCTTCAGCTCCTGCCCCAGATGGACAAAGAGATGGATTCATGGGTGGACGTGGAGTTAGCTACACAGCAGGTTCCGGAGCTTCTATAAAATTCAACGGTAGTAGACCGCATACTACTTGGAGTCCTCCAGGAGGAGCTGGTACTGCTGGAAATGGAAGCGGCCCTTACGATGGCACTGGCGAAAGAACTCGTGGCGGACCAGGAGGAGCAGGTCTGTTCGGGGCAGGCGGAAGAGGTGCTACAAAGAATTGGTATTCCAGTAACGACAGTGCTCGTCCATCCGAAGCATATGCTGCAGATGGTAAAGGTGGTGCAATTTGGGATCCTAACATGCTCATGCTAGGCGGAGGCGGAGGAGGCGGTTCCTGTGCCGGAAGATTTAGTAGCGCTTGTTGGCCTAGTAATGCTGGATGTGGCGGACCTGGAGCTGGTGGTGGTGCTGTTGGTACTTACGACAGTAGTAATGACACGAGAGGAGCTATTGCCGGTAACGGAGGAGTTCTAGGAGGAGGAGGAGGAGCAGCTCAATATCAACAAGGCTCAAACGGAGGTTGTGGTGGCGGTGCTGGAAGTAGCGGTTATGATGGCAACCCCGGACATCATCACTATGGATGGGAAATGGGCGGAAATGGCCTAATTGTTATTACATATGCAATAGCTTAAAATAACAATAAAGGATTTCTATTATGGCTAATTACGGACTAGTAGAGACTATTGATGGTAAAGAGACTATCACTCAAGTCTCATCTGATCCTACTAAACAGTTTCATGAGGATTTAGCAAAGCTCTTCGTTTCTGTCTCTGCTTCGGCTAAACCAGGATGGGTTAAAAACGGATCGAAGTGGGAAGCCCCTGCAGATATCCCAGAACCTACTCCTGACACGAATTCGATGGTGCATACTCAATGTGTCACCAAATCTCTTTTCTTTTTAGAGATGACTCGTGCAGAACGAACAGCTTACAAAGCTGCAGTTAAAGCAGGGACAAGCGATACTGTTAACGATCTCGAAGACATATTCCAAAATTCTGGAGATGTATGGTTATTAGATCATGCACAAAATGAACAAGGGAAGGATGTCTTGGCCAATCTAAAAGCCGAAGGGATTTTGACTGATGCGACAATCACTAAACTCACAACAATTCACCAATTAGATAAGGTACCTCCCGGAGTCGGTTGAATGGTATAGTATGTGGAAAAAATGGCTAATTATTTAGTCTTTGATAACGTTGTAACTCCTGAAGTGTTTACTCCATTTCAGGAGTTTTTCATGTCTCCTTTAGCTACATGGAAATTAGATATGATTGTCTATGATCCCATAAAAGGAGAAACGCCTGCAGTAAATAATTATCAAGGAAGTTGTTCTCTTTTTGACGATTTATATCAGCATATTTTTTATCCCAATCCTTACGGACATAATGGAATGGATTTTAACTGCAGGTTGGATCTGTTGCGGCCTGTTATGTCTCAATTGTTTACTATCTTAAATCCGTTAGCTACGATTCGAATTAAAGCGAATGTGAATTTTCATACAGAAGGAAAAGTGGTAGAAGGACACTATCACCAAGATCGTGTAGATGAGGATGGAAAAGGGGCGTTTGATTCAATGTTTAATGCTGTTTTTTACCTCAATACATGTGATGGATATACTCGATTGAAAGATGAGAATGGTGAGCCAGGTGAAAAAATAATGAGTCAAGCAAATAGATTGGCAATTTTTAATAATAAACATGAGCACTGTGGCTCATCAACTAGTGATACTTTTGCTAGATTTGTTGTCAATATTAATTACGTACCGTCCAAGAATTGTCCTTACCACAAGGAGTTGTATTAATGGAGATAGATGTATTACCTTTGTTCGCTTCTAATGTCTTTATTGCAAAGTTAGATATTGACGTGACGTTATTGCAGGGGAAATCTCATGAAGCAATTAAGGCTACTAAATATGAAACTGAAAAAAATATTCAACAATCAATACAAGTTTTAGATTCTATGCCTGCAATTCGAGAATCTTTGCTTGAAGTTTTCAAGTTAATTAATCTTGAAGTCTTCAAATACCGAACAGGAGAAACCGGTAATGACTGGAAAATAACTACTTCTTGGATTACTAAAACGAATAGTGACCAAGATTCTCAATGGCATAATCATCGTAATTCGTTTTATAGCGGCGTTTTTTATTATGGTGAATATGATGACGATGCTGCTGGCTTTGAAGTTGCCAGTCCTTTGCAATACCATGGCAGCTACAAGATGGAGACAGATTACGACGTACATGGAAAGATTCCATTGGAAACAGCAGATTTATGGACTATCCCTCCTGAACATCAAAGATTAATTCTGTTCCCAAGTTACTTAATGCATAAAATTGCTATGCATCGCTCAGAGAAAACAAGAGAATCCCTAGCCTTCAATATTGTTCCCATACCTCCTTATGGAAGAGGTGATTCGCAGATCCTTGATTTAGAGAATAATGATAGCTATTCTTTGAGAAGTCCTAAAGATAAAAATGTCAGACACGATGACCCCATTGCAGAGGGTAAGAAACAATCAGAATAGATCTGACTTCATGAGCTATTTGTATGAACTGTATAGGAGAGATGAAGCTCCTATTCCTTTACGTAATACATATACAGGTTTAGCTGAAACATATGCAAAACATGTTGGAATGAAAGAAATCGAACGTCAAGTGGAATTATGGCATGACGAAAAAACTCAGGCACAAATTCGTGCATTCAATACAGCACATCCTGTACGTCTTGATTTTGATCCTGTTCAAGATAGCAGTGACAACAAAGAGAGTGATAATGAAACTCAGACAGCCGCTTAGTCCTCCTTCTAAAAAGGTTGATGCAATTATTTCGGCTCGTGATTTTTTGCTGAGACTAACGAATCCAAAAGAAGAGCCAAGGATTCCAAGAGAAGTCAGGCGTGAAGCTCAGACGTTGCTTAGGCATTTTCCTCCCGCCGCAGAATTAAGGCCGATCTTGGAAAAAGAATTTAAGGTTTAATCCCTTTTCAAATTGAAAAATTAAGGATACAAATGAATTAAGCTGATATGAATGGCCTTGACTCAAACAACTGTACGTTTCAGAATCTCTGCTGATGGTGTCGTCAGCGAAGAAGTGATTGGTGTTGCGTGTAATGCGTGTGAATTAACGACAAAAAACATTGAGGAAAACCTAGGGGAAGTGTCAGGTCGTGAATATAAAAGCGACTATTATGAGCCATGTCCTATTGATAAGGCTCAGATAGTGGCACAAACTGAGTAAAAATACTACAAATCGTGTATAAAATGGAAACTGTTATTAAAAATTTTTAATTCTGTGTTAAGAACTCTTTACGGTGCTGCTGCCTTAGCAATCATCTCTGTCCCAGCCTCAATTGCTGGACCTTACATTAATGCTGAAACCAATGCGAATTGGACAGATAAAAAGTATACAAATGCAACTACAGACGTACACGTAGGATACGCAGGTTCGAATGATACTGGTAAGCTCTCTTACTACGTTCAAGGTGGCCCAGCATTCGTAGCTGTTAAGGATGCAGATACTGAAACTCGTATATCTGGTAAAGCAGGTGCAAGTGTTGCTCTTACTGAAGCTACTGATGTATATGGTGAACTTTCTTTCCTTACAGGTGAAGAGAAAGAAGATTTTGCAACAGGTGGCAAGCTAGGTATTAAGTACAACTTCTAAATAGATTTTTTATTAAAGATCGTCCATACTGTAGTGGTATGGGCGGTTTTTTTATGCAACAAGATGAATTTCACGCATGTTTTCCTACTCATATAGGTGTCATATCCTTGCGAGAACATCAACTCTTTAATGAAATACAGGCAGAATTAAGTGAATTTATAGAGTCTCAAGCAACGTTTCAATACATGGAAGATTGGGGCAAGACACACGAGGTCTCTGCAACTGCAATGAATAGTATGACCAAGAATGACACAGACATCATTCCTCCTGACTTATTTCAAGAACTGAGCATTTTACCTAATATTGTTGAACAAGAAATTTTAAGCTTTGCGATGTCGGTTAATTCTGATCTTCATCCAATAGAAACAACAAGGAACTTGAGATATCATTCTTCATGGCTGAGTCGTTTTAACGAAGGAGATTATGCTCATACACATGAGCATAGACCACATTTAATATCAGGAGTTTATTACTATCAATTACCAAAAGAAAGTAAAAAACGTTCAGGCTCATTTTATATAGATTCACCAGTACCATTTCATCACGATGGGACTATAGGAATGCAGCCTATGGACAGAATCTATGTAGGAGAAGCATTACCAATTCAAGAAGGAACTTTGATACTCTTTCCTTCTTATTTATCACATGGAGTTACTCGTAATTCAGAAAAAACGCCTCGTATAAGTGCATCATTTAATTATGGAAAAAATGAGTAAAGATTTCATTTATAGCAGTCAAATAGATGTTGAGATTTGTGATGGATTAATTGATTTCTTTGAAGAGCATCCTTCAGGAAATCTTCAATGGGAAAGTAAAAAATTTGGAACATTTCATGGGGTAAAATCCGAGGGGAAAACGAAAGCAAATAAAGAATTATGTCTCGATCATAGTATGAAGCGTTCTACAGATTTGTCTGTTCCTCACTACTTGGAAGATGAAAGAATTGAAAGATATAATAATGCCTTAAATAAAGTTTTAGATGAATACGAAATTAAGTTCCCTTGGGTAAGCAAAGGATGTCAACCTTGGGGTAATTCTGCTTGGGATTTTTTTAATATTCAAAAGTATGAACCGGGGGAAGGTTTTTATCGTTGGCATTCAGAAAGAACAACAATGAGTCGTTCTACTGTCACGAGATATTTAGTATTTATGACGTATCTCAACGATGTGCAAGATGGAGGAGGCACGGAATGGCTGCATCAGAATTATCAAACGAAAGCCGTAAAAGGTTCGACAGTTATTTGGCCTCCCGATTGGACGTATACTCATAGAGGTATTGTTAGTCCTACTGAAACAAAATATATCGCTACTGGTTGGTGTCATTTCCTTCCTCCTGATCCTACGGAATTTGTGAAACCGACAAGTATTCAGGATGAACAAGGTTATTTTTATTCATCAGATACGTTCTTGTCATTTGGTAAACCTCCAAAAGAAGAACCAGACTAGAATAGTGAAATACTAGATTGGTTTTTTTGTGTCGAATTCAGGAGCTAATCAGGCAGGTAGAATGGCTGGTGACCCGAGAGTGTTGGGATTGCTAGAGAATCAAAAAGCTAATAACATGGCTATCAATGCTCTTGGTAATACCTTTGATAACTACCAAGGAACTAATATGCCTATTCAAGGCTCCACTCCTGATTTCGGTGCCTTTGCAGCGGGGACACTAAAAGTAGATCAAGAGGGAATATATGGGGCTAAAGGTTCAGTGCAAGTACCTATAAATAAGCAAAAAAATATTAACGCCTCCGGAGGATTAGACGTTAACTTCCCGTTCAGCGGTCAGGGCCAAGATCAATTTGGCACATTTAATTACGACAACCCAGGATCGGTCAATGCTCAAGTAGGCATAGGAAGACAGGCTCCTAAAGGGTTTAACTGGAATCTAGGGGTAGACTACAAACAGGATGGTCGTCATGGAGGCGGCTTTGGGGGGCAAGCAGGCTTCTCTAATACTTTCTAATTAATCATGTTATTCGCAGGCGATAGAAACATTATTGGATTTCTACAGAGTTTTCCTCCAAAGCCTATCTATGGCGATGCTGGATTGTTTGCAGAAAAGAGACCTGATTCTCCTCCAGTAGTACCAGGAGGACCACCTTGGCCTGGATACCCTAATCCTATGCCTCCAGGTAAGGATTGGATTATGGCGGCTAACCCTAGTTTCGATATTGGTGGGGGACATAAAGGAGCTAATAAAGCTGCCAAAATTTATAACAAGATCAGAGCTAATGACAATATGAACGAGGTAGAGACAATTAAGCGAATCTTAGGCGGTCCATCTTTGCCAACGTTTTAATCATGAGCCAAGGATCAGAAGATTTCAATCAGTTTTTTAACGCCCTGAGAGATACAGTTGAATCTAAAGGTGGAACTGTAGATTCCTTGTGGAACCTAGCCAAGACAGGCGAAAGAGGTGCTGCCATGGTTATCAGAAAGGCAGTTAGAGATGTAGGTACTACATACAATTGGAGTGCACCTAGAGTTGAAGCGTTAGTTCGATCCATACCTGAGAGGATGGATAGACATTCCATAGCAGTTGCTGCTGCTAGGGCTAGGCTCGACAAATTAAGAGAAGGATCTGGAAGGCTTATTTCTGGAGCAGGAGAAGGAGTACAGAATCTGCTATATCAGGCTGATATTGCTAAGGCTAATTTAGCTAAGAGCATGGCAGGACTGGTAACGCAAGGAGAATTAGACCTAGATGGTTCCACGACTAATGCTCTTCGTGAATATTTTAGTGATGATTTACTAGTGCCAGAGGGTGGTTCTCCTGGCGACTTTCCTAAGGAGTATCGAGGAAAATCGGTTGAGATCGGACCAAACATCCCTCGTGGTGTATTTGTTGATAGAGATATGCGAGATGTTTACCAATATGATGATGCAAGCAAGTTACTGGCTGCTGGAGCATTAACTCAAAAGGATGAACAAGCTTTAGCAGCTTTCAGAAATTCTCCTGAGATGGCTCAGTACTTGGTTGGAGGAGATTCAAGGATGGTTTCAGACAGAACACCATCAGGATATCCTGCTTCTAGATATGGCACAGGTGGATCCATCAATACGGCATTACGTGATGAAGATTGGAATGCTGCTTATTTGGAAGGGAGGAAATTAGGTCTAAGTGATCTTGATTCGAAGAAGCTAGCTCGCATGAAAGTAGGACAAGATCCTGCAAGAGCAGTAGATACTGAGATGACAGATCTTAGGAGAGCTTTAACTGCTCAAGCTGCTGAATCCGCAGATCCTTACTTAACAGGAAATTTTGGAGTTAATAATGTAGTAAGACCAGCTCGTGAAGCTGCTCCTTATAATTTGACACCAAGTGGTAATATAGATATTCCTGAATACCAAAAGTATCTAGCGGGAACAGCTCCTCAATCTAATGTTGCTGCAGGACCAACAGGTCAGTCTACTGCTTCTACTGAACCTGGAATTGATCCACCTGTAGATACTCCTAAGAACTTCGGTTCAAGGAATCGTCGTAATGCGATGAGATGGGGACCAGGTCATACAGCAGCTAGCTTACTTGGAGGACTTGCCGGACTTTATGGACTTTCAGAAATCTACGACTACGACGAATAAACAGCATCATAAATTAATACGACTGGCTAGAAAAGCAGAAAAGTGTATGTCTCGAGAAGAGGCTCGTAAAATTATTAAAAAGGCTCAAAAGGCTTACAACAAACTATCTAATGCTCATGAACGAACTAGCTGACCCGTCAACGATTCAATTAGCTTTCTTATTTCCTTTCCTACCTGTTATTTCCGTATTCATTGTGAGCATTCTTATGCTTGGTGAATTACCATTTAAGGATGATGATGACGACGATGATGACCGAGGAACTTTGGTACCAGCTTATTACCCAACTTAAAACGTCTACTATTAATGTAGATTAATCCAATGAAATGGCTACTACGGCAGATAAAGAAATTCCACAAAAGAACGAGGAGGAAAAGAAGAAGGGTGTCTTTCAGACGTTGAAAGAGAAGTTAGATGATAAGGAAGAACAGTTTGAATACATCTCAGTTTTAGTCAGACTGGTCGTGGTTGCCTGGTCCGGGGCATTAGTGACCCTAAATTATCTGCCAGAAATTCCTGGGTTGACGTCAGGGGAAAAACAGGATATAACTTTTCCGGCTTCTCTCCTGGCTTCGTCGCTTGCTAGCTTTGGCCTGGATAAGAGTGCCAAGAAGAAAGGTGATGGAACATATGACGCTAGTGGAGACGATAAGCCTTTAAGCAAAAAAGAGATGTTGGCATTAATGAACACAGGGGGCGGATTCCAAACAATTCGTGTAGAGACTCCAATTAAAATATTAGGAGCAGACGTTGTTGACTCTTCCAAGAAATCATGACTTGCGACAATCCTTCACATGTAGATGCGTCTCAGGAGACTCGTCTAACAGTACAAGCTTTAAAGATTGAAAGATTGGAAGAGAAGCAAGAAGAGTTACGTGAACGTCTCAAAGTTGTAGAGAAGTGGGTTATAGGGGCTGCAGCAGTATTGGCAGCCGGAGTGACATTAATAGGGTTTGCTACGAATATATCGAAAGCGTATTTATGAATAGACGTTATTACGCTGGCATAGGTTCTCGGGAAAGAGTGCCGTCCGATACTTTACGTATCATGAGCCTGCTGGCTAATAAATTAGAAAGCGAAGGATGGATACTCAGGTCTGGAGGTGCTAAAGGATCAGATTCTGCATTTCTCTCAGGTCTCCGCAATCCTCGGGCTAATGCTGAAATTTATTTACCTGGTCGCAAGTTTAATAATCAGATAGCAGGTAGCCAACCTCATTTCATTAACTACCAAACATTACGTGCTGCCGCAGATGCTCGTCGCATGGTTCCTATGTATCATGCATACGCAGCTAGTATGAATCCGTTTACTTATGATCTAATGGCACGAAACGCAATGCAGGTCTTAGGTTCTGACTTGCAAACTCCTTCGAAGTTGGTTGTTGCATACACTCCTCGTGCTGCAACAGGATGGGATCCTCGATATGATCCAATGAATATACAAAATAGGAGACAAAACCCTGATAGTGGCGGAACTGGTCAAGCGTTAAGAATAGCTGAAGTGCGTCCAGATATAGAAATAAGGAACCTAGCAGATCCAGTTGTGCTGGCATCTGTTAAAAAATATCTTGGAATAATTTGAATGGAAAAAACAACCGATCCACAATTAGTTTTACTAATCATTGGATTTATGACATTGATATTAGGTTCTGTCACCTATGGAATCTATATGACCTTTGGTCCGGGATCTAAACAATTACGAGACACAATCGATGAACATGCCAAAATGCACGAGTTAGGTATTGCTCATGGACACAATAACCAAAGACTTAACAAGTGAATCTTTGACATATAGAGGGTGCGAGTGCCCTCATTGTCAAGAGATTCTTAGGCAACAGCATCGCATGCAACATTGGCAGGAAGAAAAAATCTGTAGGAAAAAATAATTACCTACTATAGGTAGAGACGTCTAAATTTTTCCCATGAAGCGCGTAGTATTACCGGCGCTGTTACTTACTTCCCTTGCAGCACCTGCAATGGCAGATATAACGCATAGTCTAAGTTCTTCTGTCCAATTAACTGTGGATGGGGCTTCATCAGTTGCAACCAGGCTGGGGTCAACATATGCGGTAAGTGGCACGAACATCAAAGTAGGTACCGGTAATAACGATGTTTTTGGTGGATTAACAGCAGGATCGGCCACGGCGGCAGCGACAATCAAGGCTGGGACCTACGTGCAAAATACCCCCGGAAATCAGTTCAGTTTTTCCGAAAGTTGGCTCCAAGGAGACGCTATACCTGGTATTAATGCCGGTTCAACTGTGTCATCAACGACCGGACAAGTCGCCTCTATTCCGGCGTTTGGATCAACTACGACTTTTGCTGGGGGGACAAAAGGTACGTTAGCTGGTGGAGTCTCAAGTTTGGCTGGTGGAACAATAACTTCATTAACAGCCGGCGGATCAGGCACAACGGCGATTGGACAATTTATATCTACTCTTAATGTGAAGTAGATGTCATATGTCTACTCATGCATTAGGGAGACTGGCTGCCCCAATTGTTGGCGTAATATCGACATTCAAGTATGCAGCAATTGTGGCGGGTGTATTTGTCATACCTGCAGGTGCGGTTCCAGTAGTCCCAAACTTCTCGTCCGGACAACTAACTCAGACAACGACGTCCCGATCTGTGATATCTGAGTCGATAGTGTCAGAAGACTATGCGACCGGTTGGCAGTATACGGTAAGTGGCACAGGTATAAATTTAAATGGTGCATCTATTGAACCAGGTGCCATAATCAATACAAATACAACTTCTGCGTCAGGAATAACCACTAAATGGACAGGCTTAGACGTAACCAACAAGCCAAATTGGACACTGACTCAACCAGGGGGTTCGTTCCAATTTCAATCAAGTTATTCAGGACCCGGACTTCAGAATCGCACGACCATAACGAGGACTATAGAAACGGACACAACGATAGAATCGGTTTCCGTATTTTCTCAGTGATACCAAGGGTTCTTAGCGTATTAATGCTAATCCCTTTTTGTCCTGTCGCCAAGGCAAGTGATGTGGGAGGAATATCCGCTACCTCTAATCCGGTGGCTAACTCTTCTGGTCAAGCGAATGTCAATGCATACCAAGTGTTGACAGGAAATTTTATGCAGTCAGGTTTTACTAATGGTGTCGTTTGTCAATCAGAAACATTAACTATATCTCCTTATGTAGGTCGTTCAGCCAATATTAAAACACCTTTCTTTGAAACCTACGAAGATCCTGTGTACGACGTTCGAGATATTGATGGGGACGGAGCCCCAGACAATCCTGGAGATATTTTGTGGTATAAAACAGTTCAGACCTTGCAGAAGGATAACTACTCCTTGAATATGGGAGTAACGGCTCAATGGAGTCGACCATTGGACAAGGAGATGATGTCTCTTTGCAAGGACGCTGCTGCGACTGAAATCGCCTTAAGAAAAGCGACATTAAATTTACGGGTTTTAGACTACGAAATTTCACGACTTAAGCATTGCGGAAATTTAGCCAAGGAGGGCATAGTATGGGATCCGACCAGCAAATACAAGGTCATCTGCGAGGATGTCCTCTTAACGAATCCTCCCGGCGTGTTATTAAATCACAGTCATTCAATCGATCCTATTACTTTCGATTCTTCCTCTGCTCAGCCATCCTCTCTCGAACAGACAGGATCTTCTCAGGTTTCTTCAGAATCTTCTTTAGAACAGTCTTCGTCACTTTCTTCGCAAGAGGCTTCACAACCTTCATTAAGTACTGTTGAAGAGGTTGGCCCACTAGGGCCACCCCTAGAGTTGCGCCTACAGCTATCGAAGTAGTATTTAGGATGGTCGCCGGAGGGGGCGTGTAGTTGTTGATAACATTGAGCAAGGCAATATCTTCATACAAGGTGATACATTCGCCTTCAGAGTTCTTTTCGTAGCCTTTTACAACCTTCGTACCATACTTACCGTATGCTCCCGGTGGGGGGCTTCCTGGTCTGGGACAGGGAAGATCAATGTTAGTAGATGTAACAGCGTTAACATCGAGGTCAGGAATATTAGTGATTTGACCTGTTCCTTCTGTAGTCGATTCATTTTTCTTCTCCGAATTATTACCTCCTAAGCCACCAACTGCCCCTATATTTGGACTGTTGTCCATTGGTATTACAACTAACTCTTTGCTTGGATCAAATTCAGGGGGATTGAATGAAGGCATCCCTGGCCCTGAGCAGAGCGTTAGTGTTCCTTGAGGGTCATCTTCTATGAGCTTATTGTTTCCTGATGTCTCTCTGGCTTCGACGCAACCAGGCATCTCTACGGTTGGAAAGCCTATTTGAAGTGTGACAGGAGGCGCTTGAGGAATACTTAAAGGTAAATCAATTGCCCATGTCGGAACCTGTGGAACGTATACCTCCCTGACTCCTATCCGAGGGATGGTACCCACTGATCTTACTTATTAATTGGCAGCACTCCCCCAGTGGTACTAGGAATAGATAGAAAACTGCTAGTGCCACCAGCAGAATCACCACCGATACCAGGTAGTGCACCCTTGATTTGAGATTCGACCAACGGTCCGACTTGTTCAATTAATGCCTGTTTGATTTTTTGTTGTGTTGCTGGAGCTTTGATATAGAAATACGCTGCAATAGTTCCACCAACAAGACTTCCAGATAACGCTAAGCTTGCTGCTGCGAGAATAGTTGGAAGATTTTTCATGGTTATTTAGGTGCCACTTTTAATTGTAGAGAGTTTTCAGTAGTGAACACAAAAAACATATCTACAGACGATTGTAGCGTGGTATTAATTGAACTCGTTATTTGACACCAGAACACTGGGGTACCTACGTGTTTGGTCTGGTAGACCTCTCAGGTAAAGCTGCTCGCAAACGTTTCCGTCAGTCAATAAAAGACGAATGGGGGTGTTGTGCTTATTGTGGTAAGAATCAAATTCATCTAACATTAGATCATATACGGCCAAGAGTCCGTGGTGGCAGTAGCATGAGATCTAATTTGATCCCTGCTTGCGTTCAATGCAATTCTCAAAAAGGATCAGCAGAATGGAAGGAATGGTTTAAAGCACAAGCTTTCTTCTGTTCTTCTAGAGCTGCCAGGATTGAGGTATGGACCAAGCCTCGAAGCTCTGAAGTATTCGAACATTGGTTTTCAAAAGGAGGAAACAATGAACCCAGTACCGTCGTTAACTCAAGAACAACAGTTCATGCTGCATCGAATATCTCTCGAAGTGCAGACATACTCAAAGGACGAACTCATCGAGGCATTACTTGCTTGTTGGGAGGCTCGGTTCAGACAGAAGCAAACCTTTGTTGCCAGTAGTCACGAAGCAGGCTTTAGTTTTAATTTGAACGAAGGCGTTGCTGTTATGCCTGAGACTGCTGTTGAAGAGTTCGAAGCCGCTAATGGATACATGCCAACGTGGGAAGATGCCGAGGATTATTTAGAGACGGTGCAAGAGAATGTAGGTATGGAATTAGATATGGAAGCTATCGTTCTTGAACCTGGCGAGTAATGTAGATACACTAAGGATCAATTGGATTAATTAAATGGAAAGTATTCTCGGAGCAGTCATTGCTACTACCGTTGGATTGCTTTGTGGCCAGACAGTTTACAAGCGAGCTAGGAGTGGAAGCAGAGCTAACAATGCTTCTCTTGAGTGGCGAGGACAGATTGAAAGACGTATTGAATTGGTTGAAGAGAAGATGCCTCTGTTAATAGGTCGACAGGAAGTTGCAGATGCTTTAAACAAGGTTCCGCCTATTGTGATGCAGGCAGTGCAGCAAGAGATGAATCAGGTTTCTCAACCTGCCATTCAATCTGTACAAAGACCCGCACCTCCTCAGTTAACACCAGACCAATTAAGATCATTACAGGCACACGAACAAAGCATGAAAGCCATGCAAGATGCTGCCGCATTATTAGATAAATTCGAAAATCAATCAATAGATTATCAACGTCCTTTCCCTACAGGAGAGCAATCATGAATGAGATGAGATTGACTGAACCAGTTGAAGAAGCTTTAAATCAAGCCCAGCAAGATTTACGTGAAGCATTAGCTTTTTCTGCTAGATCTGAAAAGCCTTATATCAGCAAACATATTGCCGACATCTTATTAAAGATAGATACGTTGCTAGATATTTCTAAAGTAATCAAGCAGGTAGAAGATTCATCTTCTCCTAAGGTTGATTGATAAATTCAGGTAAGCAGCGATCACTAATAATATCAAGAGAAATGTATTAATTGTCACCTGCCATCTCCTTTGGTGAAATCTTCGGAGTCTGGACCTGTGAATCTGTCATCGGTTCCCCATCCGTTTCTTTGATATTCCATGAGGAAGAGCAAGCAACATCCGGCGTGGGCGAGGTGTGAGAATCCTGTTTCGGGGTCACGATCCTCTCCTCTCCACCATGCGAACAGGTGCCTGCAGAGTGCGGCAAAGTAACGCCCCCACTCAGTTCCCCTGCACCAGTTATTAGAACTATACTTTCGAGCACCGTAGCCGAGAACGTCAGCGATGTCTCCAACAGCTTGCCAAGGGACGAGATCAAAGCGAGTCTTTTCCATTCATGTTTCTATTTTGCCTAGGATAGAAAAGGAATCAAGTACTAACAAGTTTTGAGAGGTAATTCAAGCGCTCCTTACAGGTACAGAAAGAAGGACGCATTAGTACGTAATTATTTAGCACAGGCTAGGAGATATAACTCTAACGCTCAATCCTATGGTGGAAGTACGGGCGGAAGGAAGAGCCTCGATGCTAGAGGAAGAGGTATAGCAACCATGAGTCAAAGATCTGCACAGCAGGCAGAAAAAGGTAAGGTCTTTGAGGAAGCAGGCAGAGGTGCTTTAGGTGCTAGATCAGCCGCCTGGGAAGTGAAGAAAGATATTTATCCTGACTTAGGCACTTGAGGAATAGCAGAAGCTTGAACAAGCTTACTTGTTAATTCTTTTAAGGAGAGGCGACTATTTCTTTTCATGCTGTTGTAATGCAGTAAGTCTTGAGCTGAATAGTCTTCTATCATGAATCGACAAGTCTTTCCAGTGCTCCAGTCTTCGTCAGCATCGGTAGGATCCCACCATAAGACGAATTCAAAAGGAGTTTCTGATGTTCCTTTGTAAGTAGGTAACGATTGATGAAGTTTATGTATTCTTGTAGCTAACTCGATGATATTGTTATATACATCATGGGATAGTAGTGAGTGATGTTCTTTGTCACAAGGAAGAGCGTCTTTCCACATGATCCACGAGTCATAAATGATTGCTCTAATCGTCAAAAATTTTTGACCTGTTGGAACCAAGAAGATGTCAGGGGAATTATCAAATAGCGGATCTATTAAGGTCATTCAAGATTTATAATTATATGGTTTCTTCACAGTAATTTGATAGGATTTTTCCCAATCATTACTACCACTATATTCATTAAATACAATTCGGCCAATAGGATTGAAAGCATTATGGAAGCGAGAAACCATCGCATCAAACTGTTGATGTGATTCTGGTGGAGGAAGATATACCACAGCAGACCAATCAGATGGAGCTACCCCTCTAAATACTTCCAGTTCATCATCCCACCAAGTGGGTCGCAATCTTCTAAATGGAATACAAACGGGAAAGTCCCAGACCCAAGGTGCCCTAATCAGTGCTTCGTTATGGGCTAACCATAGCACTGCGTGATCGATACGACCTGCTCTGTATTCGGTTAATGTTTTATTGAGTAGTCGTCGAGTTAAAGCTGCACCTGTAGGTGCTCCAACGAAGACACGCTTACCATTAGGAGATTCCCAATCAGTACGTATAATTTCTTCTAGTGATATTTCATTGCGGTCATAGAAACGAGCAGCTTGAACTAAACGGTTAATATCTGGTGTGGAATAGGGGTCTAAATCTATAGCCCCTAAGACAGAACGAGCAGCTCTTACAACGTCTACTGGTGGAGCTAGATCACACTTAGCCGGACATTCAGTAGCACTACGAGACATTTATAATCCATCCATCATTGATTGAATGCGTTTTGCAGGATTGTCTCTAGGCAGTTTGAGTATTGATCCGCCTGATTTATCCAGCAAAATAAAACATATTTCCTTCTCAAAATCTATAGCATCAAAAGTTTTTAATGCATCTTTGCAGAACTCTACAACTGTTGTATCTTTGTTCTCTTCTGCATCTTTCAAGTCTTGTTCCATCATAAATTTATTGACGTAATTCTGTCGGTCTTGGACATGTTCAGACAAGAGATTCAATATGATGGCTCCATCACCTAGGTAACTTCTAATACTGTCAAAATGTCTGATCATGTCAGACATAATCGCTTCACATATCCTGACATTCAATTCCTTAGAAGCTTCCTTGTTAGAAGAAGCAACTGTCTTATCTATTAATTCTGGAAAAAACTTAACAAGTAATTCAACCGGTTGCGGTCTTGCCATGTGTTATGTCTCGTTGAAAGTCGACAAATAATAAATCAGCAGATTCTTCTATGTGCTGAGCCTTGTTCTTTAGTGACTTGAACTTGGTTTGTTTTTCTATTTGATCAAGAAGATCAGAGCATCCATCATGAAAGATGCCTAGTTTCAGTAGTTCATCCATATTAAACTCGAAGATCTAATTTAGACCTGTGCTGCGTAGACCACCAACTGTAGACTTCAGGGATCCAAGATTGGATATGATCAGAAATCTTCGACATAACATCTCTCATCTCATAAGACTTATGAGGGCGAGAATGACTGTCGAGTAGTTGTAGCCATGAACGCAGACTACCCGAAGCTATTGAGTTTTGCAATACATTCACAGTGAGCCATTGACTACTTTGTTCGGCAGATATTCCTTTCTCTTTTTTGTCCTGTATATCTAAAGCGGTAGACAATCCAAAAGACAATTGATCCTCTCTGTCTTCTTCACTCCATGGATGACGATGACCTGCATGGTCAGGGTAATTTCCGACAGGGCGTGAGCCGAACAAGGCTTCTATTGGCGTGGCTTTATTCTTTAATAACGATTGAGTGCCTTCTGCAACTTCTTCTAATGTTTGATTGGTAAAAACAAGAGAGTTGCTTTCGACTGCTAATTCATATATAGTCGAGTGATTTGCTTTGATTTCGAAAGAGATAGTTGGATGCTCTAAGGGAGAATAAAGATTCCAAGAAGGTAATTTATTGCTGCTATTTCTGTAGTGTTCAGCTATGTAGTGACCACAAGAATCTTCAGCATATTGATTACTATCATTTTCTCTTTGCAGTTCTTTTTCTGCTAAAGAGCCACCAAATCTGGCAGAATATAAGGCTGTGTAAATTAATCGTTGCGGCATTTCTGTCGCAGCAATTTTTTGAACAGAACAAGTTTGGAAAGAATCCACAGGTAACCCATCACCTTGGTGAAGGTTAGGCAGAAATTCCTAGGTATGCAATAGTAATCTGATTAAGAAATGTAAAGATTAATCGTCTTTGTCTCCGTACATTTTGTCGTAGTAATAGTCAAACATTTCCTTTGGATCTTCGTAATCAGAAACCGTAATATTAACGCCGGTCACGTTGCCTTTATCGTCTCTATTGAATAGGCGATTCATATTTTTGTTATTAGCGTAGCTCATCTCTAATGTACCTAAATCAGTAGTGCGTTTCCAATTAGGTAGGAAGCGGCCATAGAAATCATCGGTCATTCTGTTGCCTGCACTAACAGCAGCACTAATCCCTGGTGAGTTGGGATCTATTTTATACTCTGGCATTGTATTGGGATTGAATTTACCCCAATCAATATTTCTTGGATCAGTGTTTGGATCTGGCTGAGTAGGTATAGGAACGATTGGAACTACTGGATCTGGATCGCCTGGTGGAGTTATAGGATTTTTAATGATTGGATCCTCAGGATCAGCACCACCCTGATAATTCTTATACTCTTCAGATCTTCTGATGTTATCTAGAACTTGATCTCTGGTTTGAACTGGTCTATCAGAACCGTAGGTTAAATCATCTTTGCCTGATCCCTTGCCTCGAAGGTCTCCCATCCAGTATTCTCTACCTTCATCGCCAAGACCTCTACCTAGTTCTCTTTCATATGTATCTGCCAACCATTTCTCGTCACTACGTCGAATATTAGACAGAACGTTGTTGCGATTTTGACCACGGTCATGTATGTCTGCAGTCCAATAATCTAAACCTTCTTGGTCTACTTCTCTACCAAGTTCATCTCTGTACACTCCTCTCAACCATTCCTGCGTTCTTTCCCTTGCAGTTGTAGGGTCATTTAATACTGGAGTTGACATGTTCTCTTTAGTCTTAATATTTATATCTTAACTGTTATATTGTCTTTTTCATATCGTCGATAAGACCACTAGCTAAAGACGACGCACTACCAGGTTCGTTCTTAAGAAATCCATAGAATCTTCCGCCAGAAAGAGTTGGAGTTTTTTTGTTTAAACTTTGATCGTATTGTCCTGCTGTGATAAAAGGTATACTTCCTAGCTGTTCCATAGGAGTCAAATCAACACCTAATCTGCGACCAGGATTAACACCTACATTCATCCACCTATCCATTTGTATTGGCATATAATCTTGCATGCCACGACCCCCTACTTTAGGAGTAGGTGTGCGGGTTGGATCAGTCGTTTCGTCCCACTCTTCTCTTTTGTCAATAAGATATGGATCTGTTGGTTTAGGTTTAACTGTATCTTCTACGATAGGCTGTACCACTTCTTCTTCTATTTCTTTTTCTTTTTCTACTACGGCTGGAGCACCTGTATATCTATAGATATTCCAGTAATCGTCATCACCATCTTCTTCCATTCTTTCGAAACGGGCTTTACCCGAGCTTCTAAGGTCGATATCAAAATCATCCCAACCTCCGTCAGCTCTTAATAAAAGATCGTCTCCATCAAAAGCTAAATCATTATCCCTCATATAACGAGCATTTGCATCTAGTTTAATTCCGCCTGAGGTCCCCGCTTCGGCCATCGCAGCAGCTAAAGCATCCCTGCTATAGGCGTACTTGCCCCATGCATCTCCACGATCCTTAAATATATTTTCATATTCGTCATAGGATAAGGACTTGTCTTCACCTGCCGAGCTTATTATTTGATCGTAAATATGTTTATTTCTAGCTTTATCCTTGTCGTCCAGATTCTTCCAGCCTTGGGAGCGATAAAAAGCTTCTTGATCCTTAGCAAATGATGCTGCCATTACCTCTTTCTCTGAGTAATTCAATACATCTATCTTAGGTCATTCATTTCTTATGGGCGTTGAGAGAGTGGATGCTCATAGGATCAACCGGACCGTTGGATGCTAGACGGAAGTCAATCCAAATCTTATTGGCTTTTTGAAGTTTCTCAAATCGTTTAGGATCTTTATCGTATGTTGTCTCTAAAAATAATTGTGTCTCGCCTAATAATTTATTGGAATTGAATTCTAAGTCGATTGATTGAAGGTGACGGTCTTGGAAGTAATGAGGAACGCCTTTAACTCTTAAGTGCAAGGGATTGCAGCAATTATGATCGCCACAAACAGGTTTAATAGGTAGTCGACCAACGTCTCCCCACGTAAACCAAACGGCACATCTTTGAGCAGAGTATTGTCTTCCTGATCCCCAGTGCCTAGGCATAGCAAAGTAACTGGAGTTAGATCTTGAATGATACTTTCCTCTCCATGGCCAACATTCGTTGGGTCCTCTGATCTCTACGAACGACCAAAACTCTAGAAACCTACGTCTATATTTTCTTTCTATTCGATGAACATCGAGAGCTAAACGTCCTTCTGTTAAAGCACTAATACATCTAACACACGAGTGGCTATCATTGTATCTTGGAACACGTCCATCCTTCGAGCCTATATTGTGGTCGGCATGAAAACATAGAGGACCTCCTTCTATTTCGGAATGAAGCTTCGGAGGTAATGCCCATTGAGCCATATTAAATGTTTAAAGGAAAACCTGGTGGTGCGTTGTAATCGCCTCCCATAGCTACGAGCTGTTCGTCTTGTGGTTTCATTAAGACTTGAGTCTCAGGCCATAATTCTTTGCGAGTACTTTGCTCTATAGCAACAGGGACGAGCTTATTATATGGGGCACTGACAACAAAACCATCCCTCCCATCAACTTGATTAGTGACTCGATGGCCTAATTCAAACTTAGACATTCCTAGATAGACGTTGATTCAATTGTTACGATAGTTTAATCTTCAGTGACAGAATGTTCAACCTCGTCTATATCACCTTCCATTGGTATTTTGTGAACAGATATTCCAGCTTCGACACACATTTCTCTGGCTCTATCAAATGATTCTTGCCAACGATAAGGTTCTACATAGTCTGGAATTACAATCTTACCAATATCGGCTTGTATTAATACGGCGGCACATTGACTGCAGGCCATGAACGGCCAAATATACATTGTTGCACCAGCTAAGCAGACCCCGTTACGTGCTGCATATGCAACGCAATTCATCTCGGCATGAACAGTTAAACTTAGCCGAGTGTCTCTATTTTTTAGTCGAGTATCTGAATCAGTAATGCCACTGGGCAAGCCGTTATATCCTTCTACTAATATTCTGCGATCTCTTACTGCTATTGCTCCGACCTTAGTACTTGGATCTTTAGACCAACCAGCGAACATTCGAGCTGCATAAAGGAATCGTTGATCCCAATGATGTGGTGATTTAGGAGGCTTAAGAGAAGTCATATAGAATGTAGGTGTAGGACGGAGTCGTCAATTGTTGGAAGTCACCGCCATTATCGGAATTGCTTCTGCTGGAGCCCTGTGGAGGATGGCTTTCACTTGGGGCAGCATGAAGACAGGTATGGAAGCAATCTTAAGAGAAGTTAAGTTATTAAGAACTGAACTATCTAAGGATATAGTAATGTTAAAGGAAGATGTCAAGGATCATGAAATGAGACTTAGACAACTTGAAAAATCTAAGAGAAGATGATGCGTGGACTGGGAACTCGAAACCAAACTTCTATCTAGCGAGCAAATGATTACTGTCTATCAAGACCACATTGAAGAACTTGAAGACGAGAATCAAAAATTGAAAGCGCAAATCGACTTTTTGAATCAGCAGTTGGAATATAAAACATTAGGATTACCAAACGATGGTACTGACATGCAGACCTTTCTTTCTATTGGCCGCACCCAGAAGTAACGTCTGCGCCTGAACCTACTTCGTCGTCATCGAGTTGCCCCGGCCTCCAACCGCTTTGCCAGATTTCTCTTGCTTTGATGTGAAGTTGATTGGGAGTTTTGTTCCAGTTATGAAGGGCCAAGATAATATCACCTCGAAGATCTTCACCGTCAGATAAGCCGTCATAACGAATAAGAAGTCGGGCTGCGTTAACAATGTCTTCATTGGTTAATTCTTCCAGTGGTTTAGATGCTAGTCGACTGATAATATCTCGATCAGTATTGTACATAGGATGGGTCATCGTGCCAGGGTACCAGGGGGGACGGGGTATCTATAAACTTTTTTAGATATTTTCCTTCTTCTTAATTCTTTATAACTAACTTCTTCACATATGTAAATAATAAGACTTATAAAAAGTGAACAACTTTTCTTTTTTCTAAGAAAGGTTTTCTAAAAGCATGTCACCCTGGCACCTATTAATGAGACTTATTCCCGCAGAACAAGCAAGAAGAAAAGACCCTGGTACTTTTGGTGTCAGGGCCTCAATAAAAAAGACCGCCGATTAAGTTATATCAGCAGTCTTGAGTTGAGATTTAATTAGTCTAGTCTTAAGATTCTCAGGTTTCTTCTATCCAAACTCGTTGACTTTTATTATTTCTTTTGATTCTTTTTGGTTTATAACCTAATCTTTTTAAGCAATCAGTAACAGGAATATTCATTTGTCCTTGTTGAGCAACATTGATATCGATCCAACTAAATAGATCAGCAAGTGATATGTACTTGCGGTTATTGTGGTAGCCACTAGTATTCTCTTCTACTGCCCTAGAGACAACAGCATCGATAGGAGTATCTCTCGTGAATGAGTCTTGGTAATCAGCGATATGGCTGAGCTCATAACTGGAGAACACATGCACTGGATTATCTAGATAAGCCTTATAAGCTGCAGCCCAGATCGAATTGCGATCTCTCTTTAAGCGATCTAAGTCAATGATCTTGAGGTCAGGATTCTCCTTAGAAGGAACCTTGCCCTTGACAATGATTGGCATGAATCTACGGTTGCCAGTTGGGTCGCAAAGGAAGTCTGTATTATTTGTTGCTCCTGCTAATACGAAGGCACGAGGATAAGACTTCTCATTCTCATACTTCCTTGCAGACCTATCAACTGATACTGAGATTAAGTTTTTGAGTTCTTCTGAATACTTTCGTTTGCAGTAGCGTTCAAACTCATCCATGACCACGATGAATCCTGCATGCAAGGCGTGAGGCTTTTCCTTGAGGTATTCGATACCTTGTTGCATAGTGACAACCCAAGGGTAAGTACCAAGGTCTTCCACAGAGGGAGGAGTGAGGTATTGAAAGAAGGTGGTCTTACCGCAATTTTGGTTGCCAATAAGAATCGGCATCCAGTCATGGCGACATCCAGGAGATAGCACTCTTGCTACTGCCCCAATAAGAAATCTTTTCATGATGACATCTGCTAAGAGATTGCCATCTGGCATTACTGGATTTTGAATATCATCTTTAGGAACTCCTAAGAGTTCTGATGCTATTCGATCAAAATAGGGGCAAGGATCAGAGCTAGCAGCACAATGCTCCAAATACGTTTTGACAGGGTGAAATCTGTTTTCATAACCAATAACTCCAGCGAGATCAAATACTAATGTCTTTGGGAAGACTTGTCCTTGTCCTCTGGAAATATAAACATATGCCTGTGATATATCGTGAATCTCCCGAGGACGATCCTTTGGTCCGTAGACCAACTGTTGACTCATACAATTCAATCTTAGACCGTTGTATTGAATGTTGAGCAGATCTTTAATTCTTTCGACTAAGTCTTGGCTATCGCCTTCTCTTCTATTTGCTGGCCTAGGAGGAGGAACATCTTCGTAATCGAAGGTGGCGACTTCAGCCGGTTCAGTCTCCTCATCTGGCTTTTCGATCACTGCTATCTGCGTCCAAGGTTTATCTTTGTCGAAGAGACCTTGAGATTGTTCTACTGGTTCGACGACTTCTCTCTCTCCGAGAAAATCTTCGTGATCATAACCAGCGAAACTATCACCATGAACGCCTAACCTAAAAGACCCTGACTCTCCTTTTAGTTCTGCAGGTAATGACTTCCTCCAACCGGGTTGTTGGGTATCGGCAGCCCAAAAGATTGTGGCGAGTGATCGACCCCTCCATCCCCTGAAGAACTTTTCTGAGGTTTGGGAAGAGTTCTTTCCTTTTCCGTGATGTCCTCTGGATGCCCAGTCGGACCAATAGGAAAACAAAGCATCTCCACCGGTGCTCGCTGCTCGGGTGATGTTACAGAAGTGGTCTCTCTCTCCGTCGGAGGTTGGCTCCAAGATATGCTCGAGACAGTAAGCAGCAAGGTTAATGGAATGTTCATCTACGTCTGCTGATTGAGAATGGTAAGTTGTCTTCTCTTGGGCTGCAGCTTTTTGTGCATCCTCTAGAAAAGATTTAGGAAGTACTGCTTTTGGTTGCCAAATAGGATGTGTCGCACGACTGTTGCCGTAGAAGATCCTGCAACGGTCAGAACAATTAGCGTCACCTCCCAGTGACTTAATCAGTAGTCCCGTGATTGATTGGTATAGCTCTCCGTCTGATACTCTTTGAGGCAAGAGGAAAATCACTCTGAAGCGATGCTTGCCTTCGGTTGGATTGTGACTCGCAGAAGTATATACCCATGCTGCTACTTGAGCAAGAGGATGGTCTCGGAATGCGTCCAAGGTGAGACCATTATCTATATCTACAACAGCTAAGTCTGAGTGATCAAAGGCTGCACTATTCCGATGGCCAGAAATCATGGCAGCGGGGATGAAAGCTCCTCCATGTCCTACGTGGTCACGCAAGTCTTGGAGAGTTCCTTTCTGTCTGTTCCAATTCTTCCCGAAAGAAGATGCCCAAGTTTTGGGCTTGTCTTTCAGTGTGGGATGAACACTGAATTCAATCTGATACATTTGGTTCTATTTCGTTGAGATGATGAGTCGCTTCTTCTAAATCATTGCAAAATCTACAAGAGCCTAAATAACAAGCTAAGTGTCTGACGAATGTGGTCTTGCCTCCAGTGATTGGATAGGTATGAACAGTGCCACCTAGAGGTGTCGTTAATATGAGTTTCGGGGTTTCCTGCACTTCGGGTTCACACTTAAATAGCTGCATAAGAAAGTATGCCTAATATTTGAGAGATTGCAATCCTGCTTTCTTATTCTAAAATCTATTCAAAGGGCTTTCGATTATGGTGCTGACGAATAATAATTGGTTGCAGAAGACAATCATTATTTTAGTGGGAGGAACATTTGGTTTGTCTCACTTGTGGATGATTAGTCTCATCGCAAACAAAGAAGGTGGACTACCTAAGTTCGATCTTCCTGTAGGACAATATAGTCAGTACACGATTGATGCAAGTAAAGATGGCTATCGCATAACACATAGGATGAATGATCCGAAGGTGATGGAGATGCGTAAGGATATTGTTGTACCTCAAGGCGGATTGTTTGGTGGTAAGAAGGAGAAGAAGATTTATCAGCTCGAGCAATACACGATGGAGGGTCACCAGCATTTGATAGGACCAGGTATCTTTCAATCTCAAGCAGGAGGAGACGGCAAGCTTACAGAAAAGCAAATCGCCTGCCTCAAAAAGGCTGGAGCCGGAGCCGGAGTTGGGGCTGCGGTTGGCGCTGCGGCAGCTACTGAGTATATCGCTCCTTCCGTTTCTTCCATACCTATTATCGGTTGGGTTGCATCTGGCTTTGCTACTGCTTTCGGAGCTAAGAAAGGGACTGAGGTAGGAGAAAACTTGGCAGAGTGGTATCACGACTGCTAAGATTCTCAAGGTAAATGGGATACCAATGCCCTCTAGGTTTCTGCATTTCCTAGGGGGTTTTTTCTCTATTACAATCTTTGATGGACGGTATAAGAATAAGTAATAATACCTAGCAGCTATACTTAGTCTGTAATATTTCCTTTAGATTTGATGACACCTGAAGCAGAAAAGTTTAACGGTTGGGCAGCAATGCTTGGTATCGTTGCAGCTTTCGGAGCATATGTCACAACTGGCCAGATTATCCCAGGAGTTTTCTAATGTCTTCTTCTACTGTTGTAACTGAATACGGTAAGCAAAACATCTTTGGCAGAGAGACTCAGCCTCAATTGGTTGAGGATTACAAAGGATATGTCAAGGAAGCAGAGATGTTAAACGGTCGCCTTGCAATGATTGGATTTGTTGCTGGCCTCGGTGCTTACATCACTACTGGGCAATTGATCCCCCATATCTTTTGATTCTTTCAATTCTTTCAGAATATGTTTGGCTTCCTTTTCTTCCTCCTTTATCTCTTGATAGCGACGAACTTTCTGGAGCCATTTGGTTTGGAACTTGTTAAGTTCGTTGGCATTTAAGATAAAGCTTTGATCAATCTCTGGTGTAGAAACAATGATCTCGGCACAGCTAACGTTGACGCCTAGAGTTTCTTTACAGGCTTGAGCATAAGCTGCTAATTGCATCGCACACTTATTGAATTTGTTCCAACCAGTGAAGAGAGATCTATTGTCTTTTCCCGTTGGGTAATAGCGACAATAGGGTTGGTTAGAGGTTTTAAAGTCCCCAATAATTACAGTGTCGTTGCGAATTCCTAGTAAGTCAGGGCAGCCACAGTACATATATTTGTGACTCCATACTCTGCTAATTCCATCTTCTCCTGTACAGAAATTCCATTCAGGTCTGAGTGGCATTTCACTCCAGATAAATTCATCGTATTTATCTAGGTGTTTACTCATCCCATTCCAAAATGGTAGGTATTCTTCTTTTATTTTTATTTCTTTCCCTCGAATATAATCCTCGCACGCTTGGTGTACCGCTGACCCTCTTTCGGCTGCGAGCTTTGCACCATTTGGGTTTTTAGCTTGCCAATTAAGAAGAGCTTTCTTGCTTCTGTCGGAAGAGGTCTTACCTAGGATTGTTGTTACTGAAGGGTAGGCTTTATCTGCTTTATCTGTTGCATAATGACGTTCACCATTAATCTCAAAACGAGTTGGCTTAGTCATTAATTGTTACATAACTATTATTAATGTAACGATTAATTTCAGTTTGTAACTATTTGCGACAAAAGAGGGGGACTTACACTGTCTTATTATCCTTGTCAGCTAGCCCTATGAATCGGACTTGCACCCGTTTGGATCTACTAGCTGGTCTCGACGGACACCTACGATTCTCAGTCACCATTGAAAGAAACAAGATTACAGTCTTGTTAGAACCAACCACATAGTCCGAGTAGTTACTTTCTCCAGTGAAGGCAGGATAATTAAATCGTCATGCAAGCGACCAGACAGACGCCCTATCTTTAATCAGCTTTACCTTCCTTATGTTCGAGAAACTCTAATGAGTTCTTGAGATTATCTAAGGGTTGTCTTTCAGATTGGTAAGCTGCATATTCTTCTACCATGCGACTAGATAAATGAACTCCTCCTTTAAGGATTTCTTCTAGTCCTATTGTTTTATCTAGATGTCTTGCGAGAGCTGGACCTATAAGACTAAGGTAGGCAAGCATCGAAGAGTCGGGGAGGTAGCCATTGAGACTGGCTCCTCCAGAGGTGAAACCGTTAAGTAAGTATTTAATATCTTCTAATTGCTTAGACATGATACTTAAATACTCACCATTCATTTTTAGGTGGTCGAGGAGTTCTGACATCATTTGGTATTGATTCTTCCCTTCCTCGTTCTTCATAGTCATGGATAATTGCTCCGTTAAAGGCATTAGCTAATTGCAACGAAGCTCTCTCGAGAGGACTCAGTTGCTTCCAAGCTTTATTACATTCTGCTTGACCGTATTGCTCAATGATATTTTTTACATCCCTACCGCAGGTTGCCCTGCGGAGAGACATAAGAGCTATAGACTCATCCATCAATAATTGAGATGGATGTTACGAAGGAGTATGTAGATCAGAATGATCACACAAAAGAGAACAATAAATCCTTGCATCAGACCCAATCACCCCCAATTTCTTCAGAATTAGTAGATGATATTTCGTGGTCTGCTCCTAGCTCATCTCTATGAGTAGGTGGCAATCCTCTTGTTTTTGCTTCTGCTGGTTTCCCTGCAAAAGGATCAGCATTGTCATAGAGAGCTGGGAGGTACCATTTATCTTTGATCTCTTTCCATTTCTTAGCGACAGCATTTCTGACTGGAGCTTTGAGGGGAGCAGGTGTCAAAGTATAAACAGTATCGGTACCAGCTCCTTTACGAGCTAGTTTCATCATGAAGTTATAGACACCATCTTCATTAGCTTCATAAGAATCCATCGAAAGGATTTCTTCTAATGAAGTTCTTAATCCACGAGTGCTGAACTCGATGATGGCGAAGTCTTTCTTCTCCTTGATATAACCAATGAAGCTAAGGATCTGCTTAGGTTTATCAAGGTCATCTTCTGTGTGTTTGCCGTATTCCACATTCCGTTTGAATTTAGCCTCAAAGTTGAGTCCAATATTATCCTTATAATCTTTGGGATAGCCCTCAGAAAAAGGAGTGGTCAGTGGTTGGCCATCATGTTTGAAATACTTATAGCCACTAATAACGTGACCAGTATCGAATCCACCGCAAACAATAACTTCATGGGAGTCACCATCTTTTAGTTGTTTACCTGGGGAATAGAAACGATCTGTTTCTTCTTGGGTAAAGGTACTTGCTGTATCAGTAGCAAACTTGTGGTCAGGAGGAAAGAATCCCATAGTTAGTTCCAAGTGTTAGATGTTGGCATGTCACCAGCTTCGTCTTCTCCTAGAAAAGCAGAAGGTTCGTAGCCTGATGCGGTAGTGTCTTTAGCGGGGTTAGCTCCACCACCTTTTGTTCTTTCGTGGATACGAATACGTCTGCATTTAACTTCGGTGTAAAGTTTTCCTTTACCGTCTTTAGCAGGAGTAAGCATTCCAAGAACTTCTGCAAGACTTCCTTTTGGATAGTCAAGGATTCGTTCTTTCCAATTACCGTATCCTCTTATTCGGTACCAGTCTGTAACTTGATTACCTGCAACATACCTGTTGACGGCAACGCTACGACTAGCGCTCTTCTCTGCTGGTTTTCCATCCTTTGAAAAACGTCCAACAAACATCGCTTCGTTGATGAATTGATCTTTGGTTGCATCGCAGATAGAAGTCATTGTGATGACGGGATACCCATCGTGGTCTGAGTCTTTGGGACCCAGAGATAACGCACCAGTAACAAGAACTAAATCGTCTTGTTTCTTGGATTGAAATCTGGAGGCGGGACCTGTGTTAGTAGTGGCTCTTGCTCTAAGGATGACTGGCAGTGGTTCAGGAGTGCTGGCAACGGCAGGAGCTTCAAGATACTCTTGACCGTTGACCACCACCTGAGTTGGGGTCGAACCTATAGCAACAGTAAGGATTGCAGTAGACAATCTATTTGCTTATAAGGGCAACTCAGCTTAACGCTGCATATAGGGGATGCAAGTATTTGTTACACCACAGGTGGGGTGTCGGGGTCATAAAACCCTCGTGCCATCTTGTCTTGAGAGTAAGCTTTCAACCAATCTGGAATAGGTGGAATAGGTTCTGCCGTTTGAGGCATTACTAAAATCACAATGTTTCCTGTCTCCTCTTGTATCCTCATTGGACCACCGTCGAAGGAATGTAAGGTTACCGATGAATTGATGGAACTCAAGCTCTTGATAGCTCTTTGTACGTAGTTGATGTCGTACCTACCTGCGGTGGCAGACGACGCTACTTTCCATCTTTTAATACAGTCTTTTAAAGCACCTGCTAAATCAGGAAACTCAACTGAGCTGTATGTGACTGGAATCTCTTTGGATTCGGATGTTGTTTTCCTATGGGTTGTTACTAATGCGACTTTAGAATCAGTCTCTATAGAGAGTGTTCGAGATGCAGTCTTCACTCCTCTCGATGCTTTGATTAGTTCGCTATTAGGTAGCAAGGTGATGTAGTCATCCATTGAACCACTTGGGTCATAAGCGAGGCAAGATATTTTTCCACCATCAGTCGAAGCAAAATAAACCCCTCCGTAGTAAGACGCAGGGGATATTTGAATTGATTGATATGGAGAGTATCTGCCTACGAACTCAGACGCAATGGCTAGGAGCGCTGAATTGCAGTTGAGCATTTTCTGTTTGTTCGGCTTTGCCTGAGATGTTAATAACTTTATTTAACCAACGCAAGCGCCACATCATACGACGTCTCTCTAAGTTCTTGTTGCCTTCTGTTAATTCCCTTGAGGTAAGTAAGGGCTGGTAGTTTGGATCTAGAACTTCGTGAGTTAAGTAGTTGATGAGAACTGCTCGCTTCCTAATCATTTTGTTTCCCTCTGGGTTATTATCTTATATCTCTTGATATAGGGATGCAATACATCTCTTCTATCAAGTTGATATTATCGGGGTAGGTTTTAGAGTGTGGTATATCTATGGGGTTTTTATGGACGAGTACGAGTATAAACAAGTAAAGTCCAGGGCTTACTACGTCTTTTGGGGAGCCGCCACTCTTGCTGTTGTCGTAGGACAAATGGCAATTGCTGGCGGATACCGTCGACTAAGTGAGAGCTTGGATGATATAGCACAATCTATTAATCGCTCTGACTACACCTTATATAAAGGGTTCGAGAAGTTGGCTCCTCGACCTAGGTTTCTTCCTATACCCCCGCCTTCTGTATACGGACCACCTATCTACAAAGAGATAGAGCCTGTACCTGTACCGATACCAAACTTTATAGAAGATTAAGAATCATAAAATGGTATCAGTGTGATACAGTATCTGTTGATACAGTTTGTTAGGATATAGATATAATCGTCGGACCTTTATGAGAGGTTGCACCCACCCAGTGTCATACGACGGGGGCACTGACTAGTGGAGTTGATCCATGACTAAAACAGCAGTGAAGGCACCTAGTGTCAAGCTAACTTACAGAGGAGTTAGCTTTTTGAAGCCAGTAAGAAAAGTAGTTTACGCATAGGTGTAGCATGAACAACTTACTTCTTATCCGTAACAGGATGCGGAGGCTGCAGCGTCTACATGACGCACAGCTTTCCATGGCTAAGTCCAGACCTCTTTGCGTTTGCTAGATCATATTCTTATTGAGGAGTGTGGCTTCCAGCATGAAAGTCCATTCTTTAATTGAATGTCTTTTAGTTCCGTATAACCCAGCCAGTTTATCTAGATCAGTTGCAGCTTTAGCAGCTTGGTCTAGATTTTCTGTGTCTTTTAGGAGTGCCCAATACCTGAGACACTCCATGTTTCCGATTTTTAATTCAGGAGAAAATGACATAGATGATAGTAACGATAGAGATGGATTCCATGAATGCTCTGACTAAGTTGTTCATTTCTTTTTCTCGTTCATCCAATGATCAGTCTTATTTAATTCGTGCTTGTAGATATTGGGAGCAAGTTCTTCTAATTCTCCTCCCTTATATTTGTCAGGTTCAACGACAGTGCAGAAGGTCATAACTCCAGCATCATTTTGTTCATCATCTTGAGATGCAATAGCCCATATATCTTTATAGGGATTAGGTGTCGAACCTATTGATAGTCTTAGAGCTAAAGTGGAATTCTCCCATGGACCGCATTCTTCAGCACTTAAATATTTAACAGCAGTTATTGTCCTGCCTAATAGTTGTTCTCTGAATCTGTTGGCCCAAGCATCTCCGAAGGGAAGTTTCCTTGGTTTCCTTTTAGCAGCTTCTTTTTGCTTTGCTATTTTCTTTTGAAGTCTTTCTGCTTTAGCTATTGTTTCTTTTACTCCAGTAGAAGTTTTCCATTCAGAATCTTCTTGAGCTCGACGTTGTCTAGCTAGGAAATCTTCAACCTCTTTGTCATTGAGAGGTTCGAGAGATGCTTCGTTGTTCATAGTGGGGGTAAGTAGATAAGTGTTTGATTCGTTGTAGAGGAATAGCTGCACATTGAGGAACGATTGTGTTCCCAAGTGCCTTTAAACGAGGTACCCGATTGGATAACCCATCATCTCCTCTACGAAGTGTGGGTTCAGATACGTACTCTCGCCACTGCGGGTTAAGACGTCTGGAAGTTGGCGGGGTCTCCCACCTGATCGATCCTGGAAACCTTGGCCTGATCTGCCCTTCCAATCCCGAGCGCATGGGGTTGGTAGGCTGTTCGTCAAGACGACCGCCGAACCAGCTAGCCTTCTTTTCTGGTGAGCCTTCTCGTAGTTCAGGTTGGGTCCCGAGTCCTTGTGGTCTCGTGCTGTCGGAGTTGGTAGAGGTGGATTCCTCATCTCCTTCAGTTCCTCGAAGAGTTGAACTGCTTCTGGGTTGACTGCTTCCCTGAGGTTGGAGAGTTGTGTCCTGCCTGGTCTCGTCTCTGTCACTTGCTTGATCATGGATTCCTTGCTCCTGAGAGGGAGGGAGTCCATTGTGTTTGGGGTAGGCAATGATCCAGATACGTTCTCTTTTGTGACACGCTCCAACGTCTCGAGCTGAAATAATTTCCCACTCAGCATCAAGCCCCTCCGAGGCAATTTGAAAGAGAATTTCCTGGAAGGTTTCCCCTTGCTGGTGCGAGATAAGATTTCTAACGTTTTCAAGTAGGACGAATCGAGGTCGAATGATCCTAACCAAACGCATGACTTCGTAGAAAAGGCCGCTGCGAGTTCCCTCTCCAATACCCTTCTGCGATCCAGCCACGGACAAATCCTGGCAAGGAAATCCTGCTGTAAGTACGTCGTACTCTCCTTGGTATGACTGGAATGTTGTGATGTCATTGTGTATAGGAACGTGAGGGAAGTTCTTCTTTAAAACTGACTGACAGTAAGGGTCGATTTCAATAAATTGTTTAGTTTCAAATCCACCGACTAGTCTTTCTGCTGCGTAAGAGAATCCTCCTATACCAGCGAAGGCATCGAGTAACTTAAGAGTCAAGCAGCTTGTCCCAGATCTTGCTGTAATTTAATAGAACTGACTTTTGTTCGCCACTTAACTTAATTTCTTGATCGAAATTGTCTCTTGGCTTTGCAAGGATGTCATCTATAGCACCATGTTGAATCCTTTGGTTATCGCAGTAATTCCTGAGAAGATCCATTAAACATTTTTGTATGCACCATTCTTCATATTCAACTTTGTCAAATGGAACCTTGAAAGCATAATTAATCTTGCGATACATTTTTCCACCAGTGTTGTAAATCTGTTCTGTTTCTTCTTTATCAAGGATTTCAACAGGGGAATTGTTAATGAATTCATAGAATTCTGATGACGTGGGTGTTTGCATGTGGACGAATTTAGTCATGGGAATAAGGTTGGAGTTAGTTGTCGTCGTAGAAGCCATCCGCTTCTCGTTCGAAACGGATTTGAGCTAGAGATCTGCAATGATCTAAGTCATAGTGAGCACTGCTTGGTTCTGAATACTCAGGGCATTCTTCTAAGACATCTTGGTAATGTCTTTCTAGGCTTTTGGTATTTGTTTCGTCGCTCATTCATTCATCCTCCTCGATAGTGTGAACGTTGTAGCCAGTGTTCTCTTCCATCTCAAGCTCATCGTCTTGAATCATTTGCCAGTCCAGACCTGTTGATTTGGACATTGATTCAGCTTCGATGCGGTCGAAAGCTTCGACTGTTGTGGTGTAAGTGATTGTCTTGGAAGCAGTCAATCTCCACGTTTTAAGTTCAGTCATTTTCGCAGGTGTCGTGAGGTCCATCTAGTTCCTGCTTCAGCTCACTGAGCAGGTTCCCTTTAGAAGGATGTGGAGTTGGATCAAGAATGTCTGTAAGTCTGCCTGTTAAAGCATGTAGGATTTCTTGTTCTGTAGGGAAATCTTCATGGTCTGTATCGACTGAAAATCCTAACCAGAAGGCATGGTTGAATTTCTTAGTGAATTTAGTCATCTTTAGGAACGAGCCTAAGTTCTTGATCAAATATATTGCTGGTATCTTTCAGAAGATCACCGTAGCGTTCCATCAATTCATCGGGAGGAATTTGATTGTAATCAGAACAGATACCGTCGTCGCCAAGATACCGTAAGATTTCACATCGACGAATAATTTCGTCTCTAGTTTTTGAATCAATCATGATTTCTCCGCAGATTGAATAGCTAAGTCAGCAGCAAATTGTTCTGCTTCTGATACTCTTCTGAATTGAGTAGTGAGTTCCTCTAACGTTTCGTAGAGGGTATATTCTTGACAGGGGTCGATGTTACCCCAGACGAACTTCTCGACGCCAGCAAGGAAATCGCTGACGGTTACGTTCGCTGAATAATCGTTAGTACAACCTTTCATAGTTAGTGATAGAGAAGGGCAAAGGGTTGATCTATTGGACCGTAAGCAAGATCATCTTTCTTATCAATAGGGAGGTTAAGCTTGGCAGCTTCTTCTACTGAGCGAACGACTCTTGCGTTACGTGGAAAGTCAATAGGGTTGATGAGGTGATCGAAGCGACCTCCCCAACTAGCACTTAGCCGATAGTTCTCAGGCTTTTTAATGTCTAAGAACAAGGGTAAGTTTTTGGTGTACGAGTAATGAATAAGGTGATTCACTTCTCGAGCAGTGGCAAAAATTGCATCACGAAGTTTTATCGAGTCGCAATCACCTGAAACAAACCATCTAAACATTTCAGCTTTCTTGAAGCTCTTATGTTCATTGATGGATAAGACCATACAATCTATGAGATCTGTAAGAGTCATAGAATCTATGAGATCTTTGTTGTGCCAACGAGCGTTGCGTACTGTCGGCCAACGTGCTTCCATTCGAGAGGCATAGCAGTCATACAGAAGATTGGAAGCTTTTGTTAGCTTGCCTGTTTCTCTGTCTGCTAATACGTGACAATATTTAGCACCAGGACAGCAATGTCCTGCGGGAGTACTGAAAGTCAGGATTGTATCTGATAACTTGGCATTCCCAGCGCCAAGCTTAAGCAAAGACATAAGCAATGTACCGATGAAAGTGGACACTAAAAAACCCCCTACGCCCACCACGTAGAGGGTTCAATAGTCTGGTCTTACATGAGTGGTCGCCTGTCTCAGTCTTAATATTCTTTATCAGAAGACGACCAACCCCTCCTCACTGCCAGAGGTTAATCGAGTATACCTTTATCAAGAGAAGAGTGGGTGGCTCTTTCTTTCCTCCGTGCCTTAGCGGATATTTCTGCTATCAATTCATTAGTCTTGGAGATCATATCGATCTTCTTTTCTTCTTGCTCAGGAGAACGAGATGGCACTCCTTGTATGGCGTCTCTAATAAAGATCAGTTCGCTAATCGTATAGATGTCGCAGTCGATTGTTGTAGTTGGCATTGTGATGAATTTGGGTAGAGGTTACAGAAAGCATTAGGTTGTTGAGAAAGCACTGTGTTAGCTGCTTTTTCTATCTCTATTAAGAATTTTTCTCGAGGCGTTAAGGTCGAGAACATCAATGTGTCCATCTTGGAATAAAGGGGTACCGTCAGAATTTAATTGGTGGCGAAGGGCACGCTTGTAGCTACCTTCTCTTAGTCTATATTTTTGACTGTATGTCTTCCTTTTGTGTTTGCCCATCAGGATTTTGTGATTTTATAAGACGTAAACGTTGAGTGACAATCTCCTCAGGGTGGGATGAGTTGTCCCACTTGACGAGGAATTGTTTATGCTTCCTTCCATTGGTGTACTCCAAGTCGTCGACACGTTTAAGAACGGTACCTTGACGTGGAAGACCAGTAGCTCTAGAGACTCTATCTCCAGCTTTGTATTTTGGAGGTTCAGTCTTGTTAGATCTTTTCTTAAATGGCATTGAAGTCTCTTCCTGTTGTTGCTTTTTGAAGGAACTCAGTGAACTGAGTATTGATCCTTGAAAGATTGCCATCTAATTGCTTGGCAAACCTTGAATCATCACCGTTTCTAACAGCCTTATGGTGGCTTGTGTACTCCGTTACTGCGGAATGAACACGGAATAAGTTGTCTTGTCTTGTCTCAAGGTGTCCACCTTTAAGACTATGCAAGAATGTATGTTCTAATTGGTTGATGATTCGAGAATCAACATTACATGTAGGATTGTCTATTGCATACTCACGATGTTCCTCTGGTATTGAATCTTGGAAGAAGCGACGGATGTATCTCCTGCCTTCCACATCGTTACATGGAGTATCTATGAAGCTTTCCTTTATATATACGTGTCTCTTAGCTTCTAAGACAGCAGCTTCTAATGCTTTGTATATATCAAATTGGCCACGAGCTTGCCTGTGATTCACAGTTGCTTGACCATCTCTGATGCGACGGGTCATACCGTTCTCACAGACTAATTCGTTAGCCCATATCTGAGCCTTCATAGCTCTAGGTTCCATGTAGTTGATGCTGAACATCAAGAAGAAATCAGTTGTATCACCAACTTCTTTAAGCTTCTCAGGATTCAGGTCAGTGAGTTTGGATGCAAAGTATAAAACTTTCTGATCAGGTAAATAACCTATGACATCTAACGTGAGCTCCTGTAAGAAGGCAGCTTTTGTTTGACGGATAAACTCTTTATACCAATTCAAACCATCTTGAGGATGGATGATATGTCTGCAGTTAGAGAACTGACCTAAGCGATCTCCATCACTGGTGTACCAGTTAACGATCTCAGGGTAGGTTCTGTCATATCTTTTTGAATATAAAGGTTCAGGAGTTACTAGCCAGTTGCAACCAATGGATTTCAGTTGTTCTTCTGTCGATTGCCACTCTCGGCATTCGGACTTAAGTCCTTGAAAGAACTGTGCGTCTGCTCGAGTGACTTTGCCAGGGCTGAAAGTTTCAGAGCCCGGATCTTCTACATCTTTAGTGCATAGTCCTGTGACAGTCATTGGCATTTTGATTTCGTGGGTTTTAGCTTGAGAGGAAGTCATGGCAAACCTAATCATTTAGGTAAAGGAAGGTAAGGGTTAATTAATATGTTGATGTCTTTAACGTTGTCTCTCAGTCGTTCAAGTTCTATCTCTATTAACGCCAAACGATTTCTGAACTGAGGAGGGAGTGACTCCTTCAGTGAAGGGATACTTTTTAGTAAGTGCTCGATAGTGGGTAGAACCCCGAGGTTAAGAGTTTCCTCTTGTGATACTCGTTGAAGCAATGCCTTCTGTTGGCGAAATGCAGATAGATCTGTGACTGTTTTATTCGACATTGATTATTCGAGGAAAGAGACTAGTCTGACCCAAAGCTTCACAGAAGTGTCCAAGTTCTTCTTGGAAACGCTCTGGTTCACGGTTGAAAGGAACGCCATCAATAGCTCGGTTATCCATTGAATAGATATGAGCAAAGATGCCACCTTTGGTACCTTTGTTTGTGTATATGATGCCGTTAAATTTCTCTCGGTCAATAGTACCTCCTGCATGTAGTTTCCTTAGATCTCCAAGGAAAGTGACTGGAGCATTCTGCACTGGGTTGTTACCCATCTTCATCTTTAAGATTGTCAATCCGTTCTTATCAGGGTTAGGGAAGCCTCCATCATCTATCTGTACAGTGTTGAGATAGACATTGAGGTAAGGATGTCTGCTTCCTCTTGTTACGTGATGGGTTAAGCCTAGAGTTGGCTTACCAAAGAAGAAGAGTCCTGCATTCTCTGCCCATGTGAACTTAGGCTTGTCAGGAGTATCTCCATAACCGTAGAGACAGCCATCTCGATTGATTCCCATAGTCAGGAGAGGTAATGCCGGCTTCATTGGCAAGCCGTTCTCGTCTAGAGGGAGAGTATTACGAATGTCGATCAGTTGATCTGTGGTTTTAGACATGAAAACGAAGTCAGAGGTTAACAAATGTACCGATGTAATTCGGCGGAAACAAACGCCTTACAATAGATACAGCAGCGCCTAGTCCATGGACATTATCCCAAGCCAACCTGATGACTTGCTATTGCAAGTGTTACCGAGTGAGTCGATAAAGGAAGAACAGGTAGGGGATATAGGTCAGAAGCTTGTATTATTGGCAGCCTTTGCGAAAGAGTTACAGACTCAATCGCATTTGATTCATTTCAATTATGAGGGCAGCAACTTCTTAGCAGTACATGAGTTCTTAAAGGATCAGTATGAGTTACATACAGAGCAGTTTGACAAGCTAGGAGAGTTGGTGAGAACTCTTGACTATTGGATGCCAATGTGTGCTTGTGGACTAAAAGAGGCTTTAGGTCCATGCTTTAAGAACGTTGAGTCCTACGAAGGCAAAGATATGTTGGCTACTTACTTAAAGAACTTAGAAGCGTTCTCTAATATGCTCAAGATGGTTGAGCCGGCAGCACAACAGTGTCAAGCCTATGATGTTGCTAATTATTTGGCAGAGTTACTAGGAGATGTATGGAAGACTAGTTGGATGATTAAGGCAACCATCCGTAACTGTGGTTAGTCGTAGTCTTCTACAGGTTTAAGAGACCAATTACTATTACTGCTACCTCTCTCATCCTCAGGGATTAAGGATAAGAATCGGTACCATGCTTGAGATGCAGTGCAATTTTCAGCAATGAAAAGCTCTGCGTGAGGACTGTTAAATTGATATCTAATCTCCCAGTCAGCAAGCTGTCTGGCCAAAGAGTCCAACTTAATAGGATGGGACATTGAGTTGAGCTACGTCACTCTTTAATTCTTCTGTGCACTCGGCATTGCATTCTGGATCTGCTGGTGGGCAGCTAGCAATACACTCGAAATACTGATCAACCTCATCTAACTTAGTAGCGTCGGTTGGAATAAGTCTTGGTGCATTCATGCTTAAGTTCGCAACTTGAGATAGTTTAAAACAGCATGTCAGAAGATGAGAATATTCCCTATGGAGTCGTGCTAGTAGTCAGGTAGCTCTTGTATTTGGATATTGTCCAACATATGTAGAGGAACTCCTGAAGGAGAGAAGGATATCTCTCTTTGAGGTGGATCCACTAGTTGAACATATCTATATTGGGTAGCTTGAAGATCCCATTTCTTGCAAGTGTTTGCAATGACATCTTCTAGTTCGAGAGGTGGTTCACCTTGTATAACGAATTCAACTCGATACTTGGTCGTCGGTTTCATCGTCGGCAAATTGAGCTTCAAAGCGTAGACTAGCTTCTGCATTCTTTATACCAGGGTGAGTATTCATAATCAAGGCCAGCTCTACTAGAGCTTTGTCTTTCTTACGTTTCACCATGGTTCCTCCTTGTCCTTTCTGGAAGTGAAAGCAGTGGACGTAGTCGCCTTTAGGTACCCATGCGAATTCCTCTGGGTATTCTTCTTGGATGCTGTCGACTCCTTGTCTTTCTAAAACTTCCTTAGAGCTATTACCTATTCGGAAATAGATAGGTAGCCCCGCAGAAAGAACTTCAGAGGGAGTAGGTGAATGCTCATGCATTTTCATTGCAATTCTCCTTGTTGTTTCTTGGCTTTGTAGATGTCTACGAAAGCAATGTTCACTGAAGTGACATACTTCTGAATAGTATCAGGACGAATGTGTTCTCTGACTCCTAATCGTGATGTCATATAGACATGACCATTAAGACATTGATCAAGTAAGAACTTGAAGTCTGGATCTAGTTGGTTCTCTGAATGGTTTCCTCTGAGGACTGTCTTCTCACTAGGGTCAGGGAATGGATCGTAACTCACTGGTTGTTCGGGCAGCTCAGTGATACTGTCAGCGTCTCCGTATCCTTCGAAATCCGCTGAAGGCTCCTGATTACTTTCTTCCATCGATTGGTTGCCGCTGGGTCTGAGGTGATCAAAAACGAGTTCCTCACATTTGAGAGTTTCGTTGTATTTGAGTTCGGTTGTGAAGCTGCGTCCGTCCTTAAGGAGTGTGCCGTCAGTACTGATACGCATGCCTCTTTTGATGAGGTCTTTATTAACTTTGTGGAATGCAATAGGGGCATTCTTTCCGTTGCTAAGGGCGAAGTCGATTCGGGCAAACCAGTATCCTGCTCGCTTCTGCTCTGGTTGGATGCTGGCTCCTGGAGTTGTCGTGATAACGTGGACTGGATCGTACTTTGAATTTCTCTTAGCACGTTGAGTGGGGATAACCATGATACTGAAAATTCGGAGGGGATAAAGGTATCTACTAGAAGGCAAACATCATCGTATGATTGGATGAATGATTCACCTTTAGATAGGTCAGGCACAAGTTCGTGAAGATAGTTGATTGCTTTTTCAGTGACAGGGGTGAGACTGACTAAGTTGGAATCTTCACGTGCGGTGACGAAGAAGTCTTCTGCTAAATAAAGAGGCTTGTCAAGATTGATATTTTTCATGCGAAAGACCACTTCCTTTCTACTTTGAGGGTGACCCCTTGGAATTTCATGTTGGTCTTTAATAGTTTCTTGATTTCTGCTTTATCAATGGATTTCTTTGTTCGAGTACATGATTCTGGAATCTTGTCCCAGTTAATGTTGTATTCATCTACATCTACGGATTCTGTTTTCCTTGATGTGATTTTGTGTGTAGGTAGATCATATTTAGTGAACTGATCTTGGTACACATGTCTGAACATGGAATAGACAAAGGATTCAAGTCTATCGGCTGTCTTGGTATCTCTCTCGGCCAGAGCTTTGATTCTCTTGGCCTCGTCGATCCTGAATTGTGCTCGATTCTTGAACCAGCTAACCATGCTCAGGAGTTGGTCTGCATTCTCGTCGAACTGTTCGGCTCCTACTAGACACATTTCAACCTGTTCTTGCGCCTTCTGTTTTAGAACAGGGTCTTCTGAAGTTAGATCTTCGATGAAGTCTGCCTCAGGTGGACATTGAAGCATGTCATAAGCAAGGTCTCGTAGGTTTCTCTCGAGTTTGCTTCGGTTCATTTGCTGTGGAATCATCTTCGCCGAGGAGACTGGCTTAGATGGAACTTGATTAGCTTGAGTTTTAGCTTGAGATTTAGAAGTCATTTTAGAAGTGGTAGGAGAGGGGGTTAAGTGTCAGTTACTGCAGAGGCATTATCCATGACTGCAGATGAGCACTGCCCCCTCGTTAGTTATGCTGCGGATGCAACGGTAGCTTCGACTGCTTCGGCCTTGTCGAGATTCTTACGAGCTTGATCTCTTTTATAGTTGGCAACCATAGTCTTGAGAGGGACTTCTCCGACTGGCTTGCCTCCTACAATGAGGATCTTGCGGTGAATCTTCTGGCCGTCAACGACTTCGAAGATAGTGGGATCGTCTTGGCCTACGGCTTTGACGAGGTGATCGGATTTCATTCCTGCTGTGAGGATTGTCTCCAGTTTGGAGTCATTGGAACCGGACCACATGAGGAACTCGATGTGTCCCCAGTTGGTCCCGTATTTGTTATCAGTCCCTGAATAGAGATTCAGTTCTGCATTGATGAATGGGATTTTCATGAGAAAAATCAAACAACGTGAAGCAATAGACCAGCACAAAATGTACTGATGAAAGCTTACAAATAAAAAGACGTACAATATAGGTATCGCAATTATTATTTACAGATGAGACGTTGGATTGATGAGAATATAGTTCAGCCTCATCACAAGGTATGGACTGGTCACGCTGATCGTTTCAGAGAAGCTGGTGATCAAGCTTTGAGAGATGAATTGAATCGTCGAGTCAAGATAGATGATGCTCAAGGATGGGATAGTTTCGACGCTAAGGTAGCTGCTAGTGTCGGTCAAGACTATGCCCCTAAAGGTGGTGCACCTGGGGATTGGTCTTCTCCTACTGGAGTTAAAGGAGCGAGAGATGCAGGTATTAACATCGAAGACTTAATAGATGAGGCTGTAGGTGCTCGCCAAGCAGGAGTTGGAGAGCAGGTTTCTAGAGGCATGGCTTCCGAAGGTTTCTGGGGAAACGTGCAAAGATCTTCATTTTATGGTGGTTCGATGACCGCAGGTGCTGCTGGTTTAGTTGCAATCATGGATTATTTGCAAGAAGGAGAGCAGCAAGCTGCTGGAAGATCTGATGTATTAACCTCATGATTAAACAACCGACTCCTACTGAATGTGATATAGCTAGGAAGGTGTTGTTGTCTATGGAGACTCATGGGGATACTCGTGGATCTAAGTATGTGTGGTATCAAGAGACTGTTGAGATGTGTGAACAAAGAGAGGTTAAGGAATGGAAGGACTGAGATTAGCTGGTGATGTCTTTGACTTCGATATAAGAGAAGGTCTAAAGAATGACAAGATAGAGAATCTCCGTCGTGGTTTTCGTCGGGATAAAATGATTCCTCGTTCACTGGTGAACCAGTTTTACGATGAGAGTACGTTTGGTAATGTGATGGCACCGGAATATAGTCAGCCTGAGTATGCCTTGTCGGGATCGTATCAGCCTGAGCCTGCTTACGGTGCGTAGTTTAAGGGGTTAGTACTGATGTATCACAATAAAAAACCCTCGGAAGCATAGTAGCCACGAGGGTGAGGTTACCCTCTACTTCTTAGAGAACCAGTTACCGTCTAGATCTTTTAATCGACCAGTCTTGGTCTTGTAGACCCAATAGTCTTCGGTTCTTAAGTTGTAGAGGTATTTTATGAGATTGGATAGTGGTTTCTGTTGCATAGCCCACTTGTTGTATCTATATAAGAGACGAACAATGCTAGGTAGCACGGCATGGAATGTAGCCTTGCAGAAGTTGAAGATGAATAGTCCAGCGAGTGTTACTTTGGATATGATTTTCAAGAGTTGATCTGTGATATTCACATCCATAGTAGTGGTGTTCTCGCTTTCCTGGTGTTCTTCATAAACGTCGTCTGGAATGTCCATGATTTCTCCGGGTAGGTCTTTGAACTCTGGAGATAAAGCAGAAGATGACATAAGGAATAAGCAAAAGAATGTACCGATGAGATGGTACAAATAAAAAAGCCCCACCTTAGTAGTAAGGCAGGGCTGTGCATTTATATATGGGACTCGTTGAGAGTGTCGTCGAAGAGAAGTTGATCGGCTGCGTAGCCTTTTCTGTCTGGAATCTCATCCTCCTCATAAAGACTGTTAGTTAGGTGAGTGCCTATCCATTCAGTCTTATCAGGGTTGATCTTCTTGGGAAGACCTTCGAATCCACGTCGGTCACTCATGTTCGGTGTCCTCGTTGAGTGGTGAATACTCTTCCTCGTGTTTTTCGAGAGCCTTGTCAAGCTTGGCTTTCCACTTGGCCTCATGCTCTGCGTATTCGGCAAGCTGTTTCTTATCCTTATTGGATGAGTGTTTGAGGGTGGATACTTTTAAGGCGATGCCTTGGACTATTTGGTGGTGAACTCTTGATAAGGAGTTACTGTTTGATTTGTGAGCAGCATCGATAATGCCAAGAGCTTCCTTGGTGGTGAGACTTCCTATGTAAATATCGGGGTCATCATCCAATGGTTCAAGGAATTCTGCCAAGCCATTGTGGTCGGTGCTATAAGTCATGAAAATGTACTGGTGAGAGGGTACAAAATGAAAATACCCCACCTAGCAAGTAAAAGCTAGGCAGGGTATAGGGTTTGTTATGCAGTTTCCTGTGTTGCATACTTGGATACTGGAATATCCTGAATGGTTACGACTTTCCACTTGTCGCAAGTGACCTCTTCTCCATCTCTGGTGTAGACCCAAGTCTCGTAGCGGGCACGGACAATGATGTCACGGCGATCTTCTTTGATACGTGTCTCGACTTCGGTAGCGAGTGCTCCGAAACCGTTGTCAGTTGATTCAAAGAAGTATGATCTGCCTTCTTGGTAACCTTTTGTCTGCTTGTTCCAAACTAAGGGAGTTGCTTGGAATCTAATAGACTTGTTACCGTTATACTCGCTGGGCTTGAGATCATTGAGATCTGCTGGTAAGCGTAACTTGAGCTCTAGGTTGCACCAAGCCTGACCTGGTGCTGACTCGGTAGCTTTGGCGGCATCTATCTCAGCCTTAGCTTCTGATAGTTGCTGAGTAAGCTTTTCGATTTGAGTAACTTGAGCTGCAGTCATAGAAATTAACCTGTAAGTGGGAAAAATGTACCGATGAAATGGCACACTAAAAAACCCCCACCTCGAGTAAATCGAAGCAGGGGTAGTGGGAATGTGTCTGACCTGGTGCTTACCAGATATATAGATGACACATGGCTGGTTCTAGTCCATCTTTAACGCATTGCATGTAAGCTTTGTAATCTTCCTCAGATAGCTTGTGTATCTTATCGATACGCTTCTCCTGCAGGACTTCTGTTACATAATCAACTGAGTTAAGCATGACAGAGAGTACAAAAATGTACTGATGATGGTGGACAAAAAGAAACCCCCACCTCGATTGAAACGAAGCAGGGGTGTTGGGATGACATGGTGCTTACCTAGTGAGTATGTTGAACTCTGGGATAGTCGGAGTGAAGTCCCAAAGCTTGAGCGAAAAGAATAGATTCCAGTCGCCATCGCAGTTGTAATATCGGAGGGCTACTCCAATGATTACTCCTATGACCCAAGGATTTGCAAGAGATTTAAGCGTAGTCATGAATAAGAAATGTACTGATGAAAGTTGACAATAAACAACATTACCTAGTGGCTGTTCTGGTGCTTACCTAGTCGCTTACCTGGTGAGACCTTCATGAATCCGAGAGTAGCGAGCAAAGCGAGCGTGACTCGAGGCCTGGGTGAGCGAACAAAGTGAGCGAATCAGTTGAACTTCAAAAGAAAGCAACCCCTACCGAAGCAGGGGCATTTACTCAGAAAGGAATCGCAAGCTCTTTGGCAAATTCTGCTTGGTGTGCTTGCAAATTAGAGTCAACCGGATCTGGACCTATGAGAACTCTGTAGTATTCGATGCTATCTGAGCCATAATCATTGACATACCAATAGATGAATTCTTCTGAGACTCCACCACATGGGTGTGTCCAGTAACGATCATCTGTGTAAGTCAAGTCCTTATTGCTATTAACATCGTCCCAATCTGTGCCATAGGATTGGAAGATACATCCATTTAAACCTTGAATGTTTACATCGTATGCTTTATTAAGGAAAGTCATAATGTACTGATGAAAAGGTACATTAACATACAACTAACATCAAATAGTGCAACACCTACTGAGTTGAGATATAGGTACAAAATACGTCTACCCTTTGGGATTGATAAGCTATAAGTGTGAGATAGCAACAGTAATATCCAAGCGTCAAGAGATCTGGAGCCAAGGAGCGAGCGAGGAAGCGGCGTGCAGAATATGCGTTATGTATGCGGGTATGTGCTGGATAACTGTTGCCTACGCAGGAATGCATGGGGATAGCTAATGAATGCAAAGGAATAGCTCCATTGAAATCGCATTCAAATGAAATCAGGTGCGTTTAAGTAAGCGATAGCGTGTGCGATTGCGATTGGTTGTTATCAATTAACTAACATCGCTCAGTGCAGCACTAACATCAACGCTTATTGCTCTAAAGATTTGCCTATTCTTTTTTTGTTTGGAAGGTTCTACAACTCGCAGTGGGTGTTTAATGTATCGGGCGCTGAGAGGAATTTTTCGGATTTTTCCCACGAGGCCCTAAATAGTGAATAATACGCTTCATCAGGAAAAACGCTTTCCCTATTTGTTGTCATAATAAAAAGAACGTAAAAAGTCGCTATGGCCGCCTCCAACGAAGTAAAATCGCAACGCATCATGGAGCAAGGGGTGCCAGTCGATGACCTTAGCTTCCAGCACAAAACGGAATGTTTGTATTTGCAGTGCGATAATCCAAATCATTCTGAAATTAAAGACGAATTAGAGCGAAATATTATCAAAAATTTAATTGAAAGACCTGTCAAGGGGAACAGTAAACGCACACCCTGGGATTTGCACCAGATAGAGCAAGATAATCCTGCGATGCAAAAGTTTATGCACTTCTTAAACGACAAAATGTTAGAAGTTTGCGTTAATTTCGCTTGCGGTAGGTTCGAAAATCAAAAATATTGGAGAAGAGGGGACTTAATAGGTTCGCTAGGTTTTGATACAACAAAGTTTTACGTTGCAGAATGTTGGGGAATTACCTACGCCAAACACACCGGCGTTGTTACTCATTGTCATTTCCCTTATATATTGAGTTTTTCTTACAATGTCAATACTCCTAAGGGCTCTGCACCTTTAATTATTGATAATATCGATGGTTCTTCGGAATATGTTGAAGCAAAAGAAGGATCTTTAACTGTATTTCTTGGACCACGCTTCCATCGGGTTGAACCGAAAGACCAAGAAGCAGAAGGACGTTGCTGTTTAGTGGGAAACATTGGTTATGGATAAAATATAGAATACAAAAAGTAGACGTTCTTGAAAAGCCTTGGCAGCCCCAGTATTTAACTCTTTACGAATGGCGGGACAAGATCCAGCCTTGTTAGCAATGCTTCTGGGAAGTACTGCTGCTCCTGCAATTTCTCAAGTCCAAGGTTACATGGATGCGGATAATTTTGGAGAATTAATGCTTAATAATTTAATTGCCAACATTCCTCTAGCAACTGGAGTAGGTGGAGCAGGAATAGCAGCAGCGCTAGATCCAGTCTTACGTGAAAATTTCTCCAACATGGGTAATGTTGCTCAAACAGGGGTAGAAGCGATCAATATAGATAATGAATACAAGAGACAGATGCAAGACTTAGACAGAAAGGCCGCCGCCGCTGAAGCAGCGGGTGATATACCTGAAGTGCTAAGGGTTGCAAAAGAAAAGGTCAATTTAGAACAAGACTATATAAGAGTAGTTTCAGAAGTCGCAGGTTCTGCAGCTCAAGCAGGTAAACCTGCAACCCCAGAAATGGACAGGGTTGTTGCAGAAGAAGCACAAAGACAAGCTAAACGAACTGAACCAGAAGTGACTGTAGCCATGGATTCAGGAGATAAAATGCCAAAACAAGAATCTGCAGCAGATAAAATTCTGAAGAATCGCATGCGCCGAATGGGAGCTGCAGGTTTAATTGGATCCGTAGCCGGATTGCCTATTGCTTCGGCATTAATGCAAGATAGAGATCAAGCTTAATCAGTAGACTTGTAATACAGATATATCTCGTATAAATAGATGGCGCTTGGCGGTGTTGGACAATTTCCTCAAAGAGGAGACGAGAATGATCCTCGTAGAGGTAGACGTAGACCAATAATCAGACAAGAACCAATACTATCCAGAAGCGAAGAAGCCGCCAAACTCGCTGCGGAAGAAGAGTATTTACAGGGTGAAGTTAAAAAACTTATCAAAGCAAATGACAATGTAAGGAGAATACCACCTGATATTGTTACTACGGATGAATATTCTTCAGCAACAGAAGTTCCACAAGGAGATCCAAAAGATCTACGTCCAAGAACTAGAAATCAAGGTGGATTAAAGGGTTTAATAGAAGGTCGGCCTTTAGGAATAGAGAAACTTAACTTGATAGATACGAATATGACTAAAGGTCGTATTCCTTACAATTATTATCAAAAAACTGAGATTGACAAGGTTACTGGAGAAGAAGTTCCACTAGAAGTAGCGATTAGAAACCCTGAAGTAGAAAGAAGAACTGACTTAAAAACAGCCAGTGATATAGGTAATACAAGACAAAATGAGATAAAGAGGAGTCAGTTAAGCAGAGACGGAGAGGTCGACCCTATTTACGAAACTTTGGTAGATAATAGGCGGTATGGAATTTCACCAACTGCTGGCAGTTTAGAAGATGAGAGTAAAGCTAACTATATCAACTATCAAGGAGACCCTGCAGAGAAAAAAGATGGTGATATCAATCCATTGAATCTCGTTCAAACTCGTAGCAGAAAGAAAGGTTGGATTCCGAAGGATATGAACGTTGTTGAAAAGGAGATGCCCAAAAACGCAGGCATTGATCCAACCATAAGAATTGACGCTTTTGGAGAAGGAGATATGGAGCAAGGAGAGCGACTAGGTAAGGTTGCATCTCAAATATTACGTGAAGCAAAAACCGAGTTAATTGATTTTGATAGTCCTGATTTAAGGCTTCTAGATACAGAAGAACTACTTGCGTATAGTCAACAAAAAGGATACGACCCTAAGTCCAAAGAAGCACGAAACCTTATAGGAATAGTTATTAGGCCGAAGACTGTAAAAGTTCAGGGAGTAGGAACAAAAACAACGCAGGAAGTATTGCCAGTATTCAACTGGAATGGTGCGGAGTATCAAGGAAGATATCGTATAGGTAATCCCATGTCTCGTGATGTGGAGTATCTTCGCAGCCAGGCCCACCGTCTCGGGCTCGCACCAACGACGATGAAGAGTCCTATTAAGAAGAAGAAACAAACTATTTCTATAGCGGATATTAATCGGATCAAACAGCAAGGATATTCTTTCAAGAGCTTAGATGACCGTGGTGCTAGTGCGGAAATATCTCCAGCCCTCGAAAGAAATACATTGTCAGAACGTGGAGAAATGACACGGCCTGATGGAACAAAAACTTTATTGCACTTACTACCTGACGGATCTGGATATCGTATTGCGGATTCTTATAGAACTTATGACACAGGAATCACTCAGCTACTAAATCAACCTGATGATGCATACGCACGTTTCATCGGAGAGAAAGCTACGGACATGAATACTATTGACTTCTATCATCAGTTAGCTGGCGGATCCTTTATGGAAGAACCTAGTGATGGGTCTCGTGCTGCTATGGATAATATTGCAGATGCAGTGATGACAGGCAAATTAAGAACTGCTAAAGGAGTGGTTGACGTTGATCCTCAAGAAATATTAAAACGATTCAAGCCTGGGAGTGCTGCACTTCAAGATTTAGAAAGTGCTATCAGAGCTAAATCCGCTAAGAGTCGGGAGTTAGATATTATCGGGGAGACATCATTAACTAACAAGAATAAAGCTGCTCGTGAATTATATGAAAACCTAAGTGATTACAAGGTGAAGATGGGTGCTGCGATGCCTGTCGATTTAGGTCGTGAACTGATAATGGCTATTGGTAAAAAATATCAAATCGATCCAACAGAAGTTGCTACTTCTTTGAGAGAAGCACCTTTAGCTGTGAGCGCAATTGAAGAAGGAGGAAGGACGGAAGTTCAAGAAGAAGAGAGAGAAAGGAAGACTCGTAGAAGAAGTTCATCAGAAGATGCTTCGACTGATTTCTCCGAGGCCATGGCAAATCAGATGACGATTAAAGATCCTAATAAAACACGTAAAGCTGAGCTAGAGAGTGGTTGGGATTTGTCTCGAGGAGTTAATACAAGTCGAGTTCTAGATACAAAAGAAAATCCAATTATCCCTGCAGGCTCTAATGCCGAGAAATACTGGGTAGAGAAAGGTTACCGACGTGGCCTAGGGGTTCCTTTAGAAGAAGGAAACGCAGAAGCAAATCGATTACGCAGGGCATATCAGATTGATCAGGAGTCTTCTAACATACCTCAGACCTCTTCTATAAATACTGCAAATGCTTCGCAGGTGAACGCCCCTGAGAAACCACTAACACCAACAGATTACAAGCGAGCAGAGGAAGCTCAAAGGGTTGCAAATTATCAAAGAGTTGCAGCAGAGACAGAAGCCGTAGGAGCAAGAAATACTTTACTAGAAGGTTTAGGCACTCTAGATAAGGACGTAGGTTCTCCTGAGTATGACAAGGCTATGAACGACATTATGCAACGACTTCTTAGAAGACGACGCTAATGAAAAAGCATACGTTTACAATTACCCCTGAAGATATGAGAAAACATACAGAACAGGGGTATGCGTTGCTTGGTGCCTTGACGAAGGAAAATGGATTTGATCCTGTGTCTGTTGTAATTTTTTCAACATTGATCTTTAATACGCATACATGGCTGATGTACAAATATGTACTCAAAGGCCAGCCTCTTACAGGAGTAGAATTAAGAGATGAGTGAAGAAAAACGCAAAAAGGCTAAGGCTTTAGCTCAAGCTTTCAAGAAGATGAAAAAGCCTATGAGTAAAGGTGGTACTGGAGGTACATTCACTGCGGCTGCAACTAAGGCAGGACATGAGGATTCCCCAGAAGGTCGCAAGGCTTTTGCTAATGAAGTTTTAAAGAATAAAGAGGAGCATTCCGACAAGATGGTTAAGAAGGCTAATTTTTATAAGAACGTTATTTCAAAGTAGTTAATATAAAGAATATATAGTGCAGTCTTAGTGTGTCTTTCCGAGGAATTAGCCAAGATCCATCCGGTGTACGTCGCACATTACATCAAGCTAATGAGAATCAGCGTAACCTAGGAGAGCGTCCTGTTGATATTACCACTAGGTCTTCTGTTGGTCAGTTAAAACCTGGTGATCGCTTTGCGGGTGATATTTGGGATCCGGAATCACGAGTAGGTATTACTGGTGAATTTGGAGCAGCAGCTAATACTGTTGCAGGACCTGAAGCAAGTCCTATTGCTCAGGAAAAACTTCAAAGATTTATGGATATGTTCATGAGCAATTCCATTAATGTTGAGTCGTTTAATCCCGTAACAGAAATGCCACCAGCACCTATGCCTATGGAGGGGCCAGTAGCGTAATGAGAAACCTTAGAAAAGCTGGACAGATCTTAAATATGATCAGGAAGGAAGTAGCTCCTGATGCAAGGTCGGCTCTTTTCCGTTTCGGGCCTGATGTCCTATTTGGTGGAGCAGCAGCGATGAGACTTCCTGAAAATGCTACGTGGGGTGAAAGGGGTCTTGCTTTTGGAGAAGATGCAGGAGTAGGTCTAGCCGCTTCTCTTCTTGGAATTGGAGCTGGTATAGGCGCAGGTAGAGCTATGGGTTTAAGAGGTCAAAGATATCAGGATTTGGTCACTGCTTCAGACTTTGTAGGTAGTGCGTTACCTGCGACAGGTATTTATAAATTCCCAATTTCACAGAAGATTTACGAAGATATAGCTCAACGTACTCCAGGGGCAGCAGCAGCTCCCGCTACGCAGGAAGAACTAATACAACGTGAACTTCAGCAGGCATTGCTCAGTGGAGCATTATCTGCAGGAGGAGCTCTCGTTTAATTATGAGTATCTTTGAAGACGCCTTCTTCACGAGTCCTCGTAACTATCAAGAGGCGAGGCGATCCGACGATTTAAAAAACCTAGGAAAGGTATATCAAAATACTCCTTTAGAAGATATTGCAGGGAGTTCTAGTGCTGTAGATACAGCAAGATTTTATTTACCTCATAATTTAGCTGAAAGTGATTTATTTAATTCAGCTATTAGGCAGTTGGATTATCTTCCAATTAACAGAGAAGGAAATAGAGGAATTAGCGAAAAAATTCGAGATACCGTAGGCCAAATTCCTCTAGGGGGATTCCATCCTGACGAGAGAAAAGCTAGAGATCAATTCTTGGAGCAACGTCCTGAGGTAGCTCAAACTTATACAAGACCTTACCCAAAAGGACAGGCTCCTAGTGCAGGAGCTAGAGCACAGCAAATAGGTGGTGCCTTGGCTGCTGATGTAATGAGTGACGGACTCCGTAATATTTGGTGGTTTTTAAATGCTCCACAAGCATTAACACAGTTAACTTTGCTGGAAGGACTACATAGAGAACAGGCTGGAATGGAGAACCCTGGAACTAATGCATCAATCGGAGATCAAGAATTAGCGGCAAGACTGAAGCAGGTTAACCCAACACACGAATCTTTACTTAAAAACAGGAATATTCGTTTAGCGGCTACTGTTCCAGCCATTATTGCTATGTCAACTGGTATTGGAAATATTGGAAGACCCGCAGGATACAAAGCAGTTCTTCCTAGTGAGAGCGATCCACGTAGAACCGATTCTCCTATTGGCGAATTAGTGAGTCGTTACTTCCTAGGACGGACAGGACGTTTACTTCCTTACGACGAATTCAGCAAAGAACGGCCAGATGTCTCTGAATCAGAGTACAGAAGGTACAAAGCTTACCAATTTGACAGGAAAACAGACTTAAACCCGTTCGATGATGGCACATTTAACATCTTGGGAGCCCTAAAAGGGACTGCTACAGGTATTCATGGCCCTGAAATAAACTTCATGGGTAAATCTATGCCTGCTGCAACCGCAATTTTACCTACATTGGCTGCAGCGGCGGGTGCACGCTACGGATTTAGGCGTGGAGCACGTAATATTGCTCGTGCAAAGGGACCATTAGAAGCTCAAAACCTAGCAAACGAGAAAATTAAGGCCATGAAAAAAGAACAAGATGATCTTAAGTACGCTAAGCCAGATACTCCAGAGATGGCTCGTCGAATAGCAGAGCCTACACGCATCGAAGACTTAAGAAAAGAGATGCAACAAGAGAAAATGGTAAAAGAAACTGCAACTCGTGAAGGTCAAAAGGAAATGCTTTGGGAAATACTTAAATATGGTGGAGGTGCAGCAGCAGTAGGAGGCATTACAGGACAGGGACTAGAATCGATAAGAAGAACTATGGGAACTGAGGACGTATAAGAATGGGTATTCCAATCCCCAAGATTACTGGACTAGGAGCTATTGGTAGTGCCTTAGGTATTACAAGTGCACGTAATGTTGATTCAAGGAATAGGATGGCAGGTGATGCTCTTGCTTCATTGGTAGGAGATATAAAGAGTAAGGAAATTCAGAACGAACATCAAGCAAAAGCGACTGAATATGCTGGAGCTCAAGCGGGAAAAGCGGCACGGACACAAGGATTAACAAGCATGTTAGGTTCAATTGCAAGTCCTTTTATTAGTTGGGGTGCGAATTCCTTGATGAATAGCGGAGGCAATCAATTCTCAGGGAGAGGATCGAGTGGTACAGATGCTTGGGGATTGGATTTTGATGATCCAAATGCGATGGTTAATCCTTCAGGTTATAATATCGATCCATTCGGTACTGATAGTACCTACGGAGGTAGAACAATAGAATGGACTACTGATATGGACATACCAGGCACTTCTTCAACGAATATCTTCGGATATAATTCACCTCACACTTGGTAACATATAGCTATGGCTTTTGACTTAGATCCAGTAGAAGTAATGAAGGTGCTCAGGAAAGAGCACTCTTCCGGTGGATTCTCGGGACCAGATCCTACTGCTTTTAAAGGCGTAATGCCTAATGCTGCAAGGCATCAAAATCAACAATTCACCCCAAGCATGGAACCTGGCTTGTCAGGGATTAGTTTTGGTGCAGACGAAGCTTTACATCAGGCTAAGGTTTTGGATGATCAATTTACGAATGAATTGAGAATGGCGGGAGATATGTTAGGCAATAAAGCAAATGAAGAGATGGCTTATCGCAATAGATTGGCTAGCGAACGTTTTGCAAGACGCCAGGCTCAAGGAGCACAAGATGCCGCTTGGATGCAACTTGGAGGAACTGTTATAGGTACTGTCGCTGGGGTATTGATTTAGGATTATTCTTCGCTACCTTAAGTAGAGTTGAATATTTTTAGTGAGAGATAAGTTAGAACGTACAGATCAGATTATTGATTCCTCTGTGAATCATTTTTTATCGACCATGGTTTGTTGGTCAGGTGGAAAAGACAGTATGGTTTTGTTACATCTCTTAAGAAGACATGGTATTAAAGTTCCTGTCATATTTTTCAGAGAACCGTGGCAACCGTTTAAATATGAATTTCAAGATCGAATTATTAGAGATTGGGAATTATTGGTTTATACATGGCATCCTTTTAAGTCTGCTATGCAGCGTGTAGATGACGAGTTTGAAGTGCAACATTGGTATAAACTTAATAACACGATATTGACCTGTCCGACAGGGATTGTGGAACCAGCGGATGATTTACCTTTCACAACTGCTTTAGATATTCTCAAGCGTCCAAAACAAGAATCATTACGTGTTCCCTTTGTGGATGCGTTATGGATAGGACATAAGAATTGTGATTCAGATCCGATATTAGGAGGGGATGCGGGTACTCGAGTTGAAGTACGAGGAATGCCTGAGGGTGTTGCGTCCTTGGTCTTTCCTCTCAGGGAATGGACTCATGACGACATATGGCAATACATTGAAGACTATGATGTGCCGTTTGATGAAAAACGCTACGAAAAGGTAGACGGTAAATGGAGAGAACGTCCAGAGAAGAGACATAATGCTGACTATGTCCATGCCTCTATTGAATGTGTAGACAACAGAGAGGGTGCTCCGAAGTTCTTTAAATGTAAGAAATTAAATATGACAGCAGAAAATGTTGCTCATTTAGTACCGTGGGTAGAACCTGAGAAACTTCCTTACATGGAAGACTGATAGAATCTAAACAGTAGGCTTATTGTGTCTTTAAAGAATGTCTCAATATTCTAATACCTGGGTAGACGATGGTGGTATCCGACCTAACAGCTCTTGGAAAACAGCAGCAGCCCAGACAGCAGGAACATTAGTTCCTTATACATTATTTCAAAACGTACAAGAAAAAACTGTTCCTAATCCAAGTAACTTCAGAAAGGCTGGAGCTCCTGATTGGTTAAGAGCTATGGGTAAGAACATAGATAACACAGGGATGGGAATAATGTATGGAGACGCATTAAAGACTGAAGCAGGAAGACAAGCAATTAAGAATATTAAAGGTCCTTGGGGTTATGTAAAGGCTGGAATTAAAGGAACAGTCCCTCGTGCAAGAGGTGTAGCAGGTATAGGTTCATTGCTGGCTATTTTGGATGCTGCACAAGAATTAAGAGATCCTACAGATCCAACAGCAGTCAACGTAGCAGAGGCAGTCGGAAGCCTAGGAGGTACTGCAGGTGGAACAATGTTAGGAGGTGTGGTAGGTCAAACCTTATTGCCATTCCTTCCAGGCGTTGGATGGGTTGTAGGAGCAGGTATAGGTGGAATGCTCGGAAGCGGAGCAGGTAAAGGTTTAGCGAGAGGTGCTTACAGTATTATCGATCCTAATGTTGACTTGAATCAACAGCTTAAGAGACAGGCTATTCAAAACGAAATCAACTCAGCAAGACTAGCTCCAATGACAGATTTACTAAATCAGCAGTCAGCTCGTAACAGACAGGCTCAACAGGACGCTATGGTTGCCAATGCTATTGCTAATGCTCAATCTGCCGGAGCTTCAACCGTGAATACTATTCTTGGTGGAGGTTACTAAATATGGCAGTTTCTTTACCTAGTAACTTAGGAGTTGCTCAAGCCTATCTCAACAACTTCCCTGGTGACCCCCCAATTGAAAGTTTTAGTGCCATTAAATCTACTTCGGGGATAGAAGATGCTCAACGGATTAATCAGTTAAATTTTACTAAGGGAATGGATCTAGCGGGAGACATGCTAGAGGTAAAGGGTGACTTAGTAGAAAGAGAGATGATTAACGAACAGTTGCAGTGGGAATTAGAGAAAAGGCAGAAGTTTACGAAGCAACAGAATATTATGAGCAACCTTGCAAATATATGGGGTAGTTCACCCAACCTCAGAATGGCTGGGGATAACTTAAAAGGTGCGACGACTTCAGGCGGTTTGACTCCTCAAATTTCTACTGTAGAAATGCCCTCCTCTTCAGGGGGCCAACTTGACACAACTGCCATATACAATGTTCTAGGAAAAAGCCTAGGATTGGGATCATAAAATCCAATTACAATAAAAAGAGGCTTTACTTATTTCAATGGGACAAAGATTAAATACTAAACAGTTCAATCAGGTTCTTATAGAGGAAGCCGCAAGGAGAAGTCCTACCTATGCAAAGGCTTTAGAAAAAGCTAAGTTAGGTCGTCTTACAGAAGACGAAGCTAAGGCAGTCTTAGGCTCTTTAAGTAATGATCAGACTTTCACTAATACTCTTTTAGAAGCCACAAAAGCTGCAGGCATGATACCTGTTGATGCCGCTAGAGGCATGTATGTCAAAGATATTGATACATCTCAATGGGGACCCGAACATAGGTCTATTCAAGACTTAGCTACTCAAGATCGTGGAGTAAGACAACAGCAGGATTTACAAAATATTATCAATCCTCAACTCAAGCATGATATGACGACTCGCATTATCGGTAGTGGTATGTCGCTATTACCTCTACTGTTTGGTAATTAAGTAAGATACTAAAAGGTAGTCTGCACGACTTGTCGGATTTAGTATGTCATCTGTATTTCAAGAGCTTGATGGTTTAGCACCACAAGGTTATTACGAAGATCAATTAGATCGTATAAGAAATAGAGGTAGTAGCATCTCTAATAATTTCCAAGGTGGAGTTCCTTCCATGCAAGGGGGGAATGCTGGCGATATTGGTGATTGGATGGATTTCTATAATCGGCAGAAAAGTGTTATTTGGGATGGACAAGGAAATCAAATAGGATTTAATCATGGGTATGGCAAGGAAGAGAGATGGGATCCTCAACAGCCTGGGGATGATAAATGGATCAGCGATGAAGAGATGGAGAGAATAAGATACGACACTCCACAAGAGAAACCTATTGGCGTTAGACCTCCAGACGTTGATCCGAATAGAGATACTTCTAGGGATATAGATATGGGTCCTATCCCAATGCCTATAATCGATGATCAGCGTCCTAGCCCTACAGATGAAGGTTGGAATAGTCAAGGACCTGGAACATCACCCAGCAGAGGTCAAATTGAAAACATTCTTAGAGAAGGATATCAGAATGTTTTAGGACGTGATGCTGATGCAGAAGGTTTAAAATATTGGACTGATCAAGTGATGGCCAATCCAGACGAGAGAGGATATGGTCGTGCTATCCAAGATGCTATGGATAACATCAATAGAAGTGAAGAGTCTATTAATAGAACTAATTATTCAGAGGGTGATAGATATAGCAAGGACGAGTTGGATAGACGAAGACAGATTATTAATAGAGAAGACTATATCAACAGAGACGATAGTAGATCGTTTGATTCCAAGAATTATTGGAATACGATTAGGAGAGAAACACCTCCTATTGATAAAAATCTACCGGGATATAGAGGAGATGGTTGGAATATGGGAAGAGTCGCTCCTGAATATTGGACAGATGAGGAAAAAAGAAGGAATCCTAATCCGGGATATGGTGGTCGGATTGGAATGGACCCTGATCTTGCGGTTACCATGGATTTCCAAGATCAAGATGGTGACGGCACAGATGATAGAAATCAAAGAGGGCCAGGTCAGCCATATATAAGTTGGGAAGATTCAACTCCTGAAGAAAGAGGTAAGGGTGGTCGTAAACCGGGTGGACGTGATTCTAGGATTGGTCCTCCACCAGGGGGATGGAGAGACGATCCAGGCGTTGGAGCTGTCGCCGATAGAGGCAAAGGTTACTTAACTTCCAGAGTTAAGGGAATGTATGAGAATTTACTAGGTAGAGAGGCTGATCAAGAAGGATTAAACTATTGGGTTGACCAAGCTCTGGACAATCCAGATCCTTGGAAAATGGAAGATGGTCTGGGACCGGCGAAATATACACAGGCTTTAGATGACATTAAAAGGAGCATTCAGGCTAGTGATGAATATAAGCAACGCCCACCTGTAATAAAAGAACAAGATCCTCCTGGATGGAGAGACGATCCAAGAAGAGATGATCCTTGGAAAAGCCCATTTCCTCCCGGTTGGTGTCCTACTCCGGACATGAAAATTTTGCTGTCAGATAAATCTCAGAAACCTGCAGGGGAACTCAAAGTCGGTGACGAGGTTCGTACAGCACATGAAGAAGATTTCACAATTGGTAACTACAAAGTTAGTCGTGTCGAACTAGTCGACTCACCAATCGTGCAGTTGAACTTTGAAGGTAAAAGTATTACATGTTCTCCTACTCATCAGTTCTACTCAGAAACAGATGACAAATGGATTACTGCAGAAGATCTTAAAGAGGGTGATCGTGTTGCTTTAGAAGATGGAGAAGTGGCCTTAATAGGCAGGCAAAGGATGCCTGACGGAAAGGTTGTCAGTATTACAGTTGACGATGCACATACATATTTCTGTGAAGGATTCTTATGTCATAACAAGACTCTGGCTCCGGA